TTATGCCACGTCGATCCACTCGGCGCCCCGGTTGTCACGGTAGAGCGCGGTCATCGCCGCCGACTTGTGGCCGAGCAGCAATTGCGGATCTCGGCCTTCCGCTGCGTGCAATCGCGCCGCCAGTGAGCGCATTTCGTGGAAGGTCGGCGGGCTCGCTCCGAACTCTATGCCTGCCTTCTTGCCGGCGCGGTCGCGGGCATCGGCAAATGCACTGGTCAACGTGTCCAGCATGATCGGCATCCCAGGCGTCGCGCGACTCACGGTGCGGCTGTGATGCACGAGATGCTTGGACACTACCGCATCTCGGCAGGCTTTAACCACCTCGCCCAACTCAAGGCCCAGCGATTCCAGACGCAGCTTCGTGCTGATCCGCAGCCTGGCGCCGGTCTTCGCTTGGATGATGTGCAGGTGCTCGTCGTACACGTCTTTGAACAGCATCGCGGCGATATCGTCACGGCGCTGGCCGGTCAGTACCGCAAGCTCCATTGCCCGCTTCAGCCAAGGCTGCTTGGCCTCCGCGTAGATCGCCTTCCATAGCTCCAGGGTCAGCCGCTCGCGCTTGACCTTCACCTTCGCGGCCCGCGTCACTTCGACCGGGTTGTCCTTCCGCCATCCAGCCGCTATCGCCTCGCGCATCAGGTCGCTCAGCAGTGACCGCATTGCCTTCGCCATCTGCGCCTTGCCTTCATCCGTGAAAGTCTTCAGGTAGGCGGCAATCTCAAACGTCCCGATGCTTTCCGTGTCAAGGTGCCCAAGCGCCTCGCTCAACCGATTGAGCCTCATGCGCACCGTTTCCTTGCTGCGGTCCGATACATCTCGCTCGGCGTAGAGTTTGCGGTACTCGTCGATCCATTCCGAGAACCTGCGGGTCGGCGCGACTGCAATACGCTCAACCAGGGCCGGCTGCATCTTCGCGCCTGCATGATTGGCGTGCACAGCCTCCCGCACGGCCTGCGCCTTGTCTGAGCCAAGCCCGTACCACTTTCCTGACAGCGGGTCTCGGTAGCTGTAATAGGTGACGCCGTTCCTGCTATCCGTCTTGCGGTACAGGTTCGGCGGCAGGTCTTTCGAACCTGTCTTACGCGGCCTTGGCGCCATGTCGATCCCTCGCAATGCGCCCGGCAAGCGTGCCTGGCTCGATGTACTGTGCGTCTGGCTCAACATAATAGCTGCGCCCGTGCTTCACTGGGGCGGGGAAAATCTTCGCCTCCCGCGCCCACCGCCGCAGCGTGTTGAGCGTAGGCGCAGGATCGAAGTTCGCTTCTGCCCATTTCTCAAGGCTCAATTTCATCTCTCACCCCTCCAATTCCCGGCAGCCGCAGTAACTGCAACGCTTGCCGATGACATTCTTCACGCACACGTTCGTGCGCTCGCCTTCTTCCTCTATCCAGACTTCCATGCGGATTCGCTGCATGTCGGACTTGGCGAGGATTTCAAACTGGCGCTTCTGCTCCTGCTCCGGCAGGCGCTTGAATGATTGCCACAGGCTCATGCTCACCCCTTCACCGTTACGCCGGCTGCTTCGATGGCTCGCTTGCATCCGGCCCACATATCCCACTTCGCTTCGTCAATCCAGTAGTCGACGTCGCTTGATGCTTCGTTTGGCGGATAGGCCAGAGGCGATCGCGGCAGCTCAATCACCAGATCCCGCCGCGACGCCAGCCAAACATTCCGCATCTGGTCCTTCACGTCCTCGAACTGCTCGCGGTGAGGCTGACGAATCCACCACGCCTCGAACTCTGCTATCGCCTTGTCTGTGTGCTGCATGTCTATCTCCTGCTGCGTGTGGGGTTAGGCTTCGCGCTCGGCCTTGTCGAGTGCGGCGATTCGCTTGTTGATTCGCTCAAGGCGTTTGACGATGTCGGCCTGCTGCTCTTCGATCTTCTTGCGGCCTGCTGCGATGGCAGCCGCTTTGGTCGGGTAAAGGCTGTACTTAATGTGGTAGATCTTTCCTTTCGCCGTCTCGTCGTAATACAAGCCGTAGTTGCTTACCAGTTCGACCTCTGCAGGCTTGAACGAAGGCATTAGCACCCATGCTTTGTACGGGTAGGTTCTTTCGGCCATGACTTCTCCTCCCCGCCGACTCTCGCCGGCAGGCTGTTATTGATTGGGGGTGATGCGGGGTGATGGAATGACTTGGGGTCAGGGGGTCACAGCTGGGCTTTGCTTCTGCATTGCATCTGTGAACGCTTGGCGGCGTAGCTCGTCCAGATGATCCAGTAGCACGTCGAGGTCATCGAAGTTCTGCCGCGCGCGGGATCGCTGCAGCGTGAACCCATGACGCGCCATGAACCAGAGGAACACGTCGATGGTGTAGCAGTGCGCCTGCCGCCAGTTGACCTCCTTGGCCGGGTGATCGTCTTCCAGCTCGATGTAGTCGGCTATTCCCTTGAAGAGCTGCTTGCAGTTGTGGAAGTCCCGCATGAACTCAGGCAGGTGCTTTTGATCGTCTCGCCATTGTTTGAGCTGGCTATCCATTCACGCCTCCTTCGCAGCCATGGCGGCGCGAATTCCATCAACAAGTTCGTCCCACTTATTGCGAGTCGGTTTAAAACCATCAAGCATGTGGCTCGCCCCGGCGTGCGCTTCAACAATGGGCAGAGACTTGCCAAGCATTCCCCGCAGCCGTTCGACCTCGGCGCGGAGCCGGTCGCGCTCTTGCTCGGCTGTCGCGCACGCCACTGCCGCCTCATGCAGCCTGGAGTTTGCAGCATCCCGCTCGGCGGTCACGTCTGACAGGGCGGCGATTAGCTTGTCGAAGTCAATCCGCAGGGTGAATGCATAGCCGGCAAGGGTGTCGCCGATAGGTTCTAGGTATCGCTCCAGCTTTACCGTGCTGACTTGGTGCTGCGTTTCGCAGATCGTGTGCAGCGTGCGGAGCGGTGCGCGGCGGGCCAGTTCAGCTAGCGTATTCATCAGGCGCGCACTGCTTACCCCTTCCGCCTCTGCGGGCTGGGCAATTGCCTCGCGCAATGCCTCAGCTGCGAAAGCCTCGGCGCTTCCTGAGCTTGACGAGTGAACCTCAAGCCACTTTGCCGCCTCTTCCAACGCAGCGGGATCAACCAATACCTTGCTCATTCCACTGCCTCCAATGCCTTAGCCGGGTAAATCTGCACGCTGCCGGCGTGGACCTCGCTCTCGACTGCGTAGCCCTCTGGCGTCTGCCCGGTCGAGTACCTGCCAACCACGCGGCCAACCCACTCGCTGCCGGTGGACTTCTTCACGAGGTCGCCCATGCGGAACTTGCCTTGCGGGGCGGTCTGCGCGATGGGGGCTGCGAGCACCGAACCTATGCGCCGTGCAATCTCATCGCGCAAATCCCAAGACGACGAATCGTCAGGTTCGCACGCAGGCAAAATCACCTTGATGGTTGGGGTGTGGCTTTTGCTGTCCACGAATCGGAAAGGTCTGTCGAGCACGTCAAAGCCAAGTTCTATTAGCCAACCTTCCGGCACAGCCGTAGGCTGCTGCTCGGTCTGCGCGGGGCGGGTAGGCCGGGCTAGCTTCCACCCTTCATGCAGCATGCGAGTCTCGTTATCTCGAAACGATCCGCTGTTCGTAGCCTCAAGATTGAAACCTAATCCTTCGACCTTGTGATGCTTCGCGGCTGCAATGAACGCCTCCCGCTCATCCTGCGCCGGGGCTGGATCTACTGCCGCCTGCCCATCCCTGAACGCCTGCGCTGCGGCTGTGGCCATGTCGACGGCGGTGTAGGTGTCGGTGGGCTCGGGCTGCTGGGATAGGGCGTCCGCTGCGTTCAGCACTTCGGCGGTCTCAACTTCCCACGCCTTCTGCTCGGCTTGCAGGTGATCTTCGTGATAGTGCTGATCCGGTCTCAGTCGCCAAGCAGTGGTCAGCAACCCGCGCAGCTTCTCGTTCTCCGCCTTCGCAGCCCCCAGCTCAGCGCCCATGGCTACCTTCAGTGTGTCGTTCATTGCTCAATCTCCTTGATTGTGGCCAGCGGCAGGCCGCTCATTGCCAGTGGCTCGTCGTAGCAGACGCCCATCATCTCGGGCCATTTGCGCGGCTCGCCGGGCTGGACAATGCCTTGGTCGTGTGCGCGATCCCATGAAAGGCGATACCGGATGACCTGATACAAGTCCCACGCAACGCCATCCTCTCTGCGCTTTGCGGCCTCCGGCATCAGCGTGTTCGCCAGGCGCTGGATCTCGTGCCGTGTGGCGTGGACCCGCTCCCAATCGCGCCGGTCGTAGAAACCCGGCAGCCGCTCAATGGCGTGGTCGATCTGGCCGATCTTGATGCGGGCAAGCAGCTCGCACGCCTCTTGCAGTTCTGCGGCCTGGCGCTCGGTTACGGTGATCGTGTAGGTGCGCATGGCGCCTCCTTGGGCGGCTCCGGTGGGCGGCAGCGGAAGCAGGCGCATTGGCCGATTCGCTTGCCGTCTGTGCGGCAGAAGATTGGTGCGTTCATTTGTGGGTAGCAGTCAGGATCACAACGGCAGTGCTCGTGCCGGCGAATTCGTTGTCGTAGATGCGGGAGTAGTCGTGGGCGAAGCCCGGCAGCAGCTCCTTGCCTTTGGCGCTGGCCGGCAGGATTGCCACAAGACGGCCGTCCGGTTTGAGCAGGGCAGCGGCTGCCTCCAGGTGTGCCTGCCAGCGGCCTTCGCTGAATGGCGGGTTCATCACGATGCGGTCTGCCTTGGGCTGGCCTGGCACCCACTTCAGGAAGTCGGCCTCGATGACGCTGTGCCCCTTGGCGCGCAGGATCTCGCAATGCAGCGGGCTGATCTCCACACATGTTGTTTGCAGCTGTGGCAGATGGTCAGCAATACCGCCCTGGCCTGCGCTTGGCTCAAGCACGCCGTGGCGCGGTTCGATCTGTGCCAACTCAACCGCTGCCAGCGCGATGTTCTCCGGGGTCGGGTAAAACTGGTGCGACTTCTGGTCAGGGATGCAGCCGGAGCACACCACCGCGTCCAGTACCTCGGTCGGGTTGTAATCGAACTGCCAGTAGTGGCCGACCTTGGTCGCGCCCAGCGCCTGCAACACCTTCTCAGCTTCTGCCATAGCCGCCTTGTCGTGCTGCCCGTAGTCGAAGCGCATCGCGTTCGGCACTTCCTTGTAGCGCTCTGGCCAGCCGTCCAGCTTTTCGCTGACTTGGCGCATCCCGGCGAGCAGGTCAACCACGGAAAACGGCAGCGGCCTGTCGAACAGCTCGAAGTCCTTGAGCTTCTTGGCGCGCTTCGGCTTTGTCCGCAGTTCGGCCGGTATAGCCGTCGGGTGCAGGTTCGCCAGGATAGCGTTGAGCCGCCACGCCATGTCCGGATGGACTTCAAGGTGAGCCGTTGCGACGCCGCCGTATACGCGAATCCTCAGCGCGCCGCCGTCAACCGCCATCCACTGGCCATTTTGCCGACTCGCCGCTTTGATGACGGGATCGGTAGAGCCATGCTTTGGCTCGTCGCGCCCCATGAACTTGGCGATCACGCAGCGCAGGTCGTTGATATGCCCGGCCGTCCCGTAGCTGAACACGCCCTGGATGATCATCCTCTTGCCGAATCCCTGCGGCTGGTTTGTGACGTGCTGCCGGCTCAGCGCCCGGAAGATCCCATCCACGCGCTCAGCCAGGAACTGTGAGCGACTGTGCAGCAGACTGGTCAGCGTTGACCGCACCGTCGCCTCCTCAAACTCAGGCAGGGCCGGCAGCTCTGTCTCTCCGCTGTACTTGCTGGCCCTGCGGCCTTCCGGGTTGCGGATTTGCTCGTGCCATTCTTCTCGGCGCTTCTGTGGCATGTAGTCCATCACGTCCGTCATGCGCAGCGCGCGGCTCCAAAAGTCCGCGTTGAGCTGGGCAATGGCGCCCTCGACGCGGAACAGCGCCTCGACCGTGGTCGGCATACTGTGCCGCTGCTCTCGCACGTTCCCCTCAACGAAGTAGTGCAGGGCCGATGCGTTCTGGCTGTCTCGCACAGCCTCTGCCAGCGCCTCGATGTTGCTGCGCGCCGCGTTGTATTGGCCGACCAGGCCGTCAACCAGATCGGCAGACATTGGGGCGAAGAACTCCGAAACGTCCTCGACCAGTTCGCCGTCTAGGTGTTTGGCTACTGCTGTCATGCTGCTTGCTCCTGTGCCTTCCAAGCCTCGCACGCCTCGAAGATCCGCGCGGCCTGCGCCTCGTCCAGCGACGTGCCGCCCGGCATTGCTATCCAGCCAGAGCCGACCAGGTGATTCGGGTTGCAGCTCTTCACCAGCGCTCGGTAATGCTCCTCGAGCACGCCGGCCAGGCTGTCGGATCGGTAAATGCCCTGCGGCGCGATCTCGCTGGCTTTGATGTACTGCTCGCCCTTCTGGTCGATGCAGAACGCGGCCAGGTAGATGACCCAGCTATGGGCTATGTCGCAGATGGCCTCGGCGATTTGCCGGCTCGGCGCGATGCTGCGGCATGTCTTCCAGTCGACCAGTCCCTGCCGGCCTTCTGGGTCCATGTTCACGACTGCGACGCGGAACTGGCGGACAATGGCCCGGCTCAGTTTGTTGAGCCGTGCGTGGGGTAGGTTACGTTTCATGGCTGGCACACCTCCAGCAGTGCCGCCTCGCTCAGGTCACCAAGCGGCGCGACGATGTATTGGGCAAGCGCGTAGACGCCCCACGGCTTGCCAGTCAGTTCAGCTCGGTACGCCGCGTGGCGGATGGCGTCGAGCACGTCGGGGAATCTCATGGCCATTCCTGCCGCAGCATGTCGTTCTGCTTGGCCTGCGGCGTGCCACGCTTGCGCAGCGGGAGGCTGTTCGATACGGCAGAGTTGCGGGCGCCACGCTTGCGGCTGCGCTGGTCCGCCTCCAGGTTGCCGGCGTTGTTGAACGCCACCGGCTTGATCTCTATCGGCTTGCCGATGCTGTCCGGCAGCAGCTGGATCTTTCCGCCAGCGTTCAGGAATGCAGCCGTGGCCGCGTCAATTTGCGCGCGCAGAGCCTCGCCCTGCGCTATGGCATGGTTGTCTATGAGCATGGGTGTGTACCGGGGAGGAGGGCGCGCTGGGCGCCCGGGGTGGATCAGATCAGCAGCGAGCGGGCGCCGCGGTAGGGATCGGCAAAGGGGATGTCGTCGTCGAAGCTGTCGTAGTCCGGCGCCGGTTGCTGGCGTGCGGCCGGCTGTTGCGGCTGAGCTTGCTGGCGTGGTGCTGCTTGCGCTGGAGTCTGGCTCTGCCCGTTCTGCTGCGGCGCGCTTCCCGCGAATTCGATGTTTGATACGCGCCCGGTCAGCTTGTGGCCCTGCGTGCCGTCATTCTTTTGGAAGGTTTCGATGTGCACGTCATCGACCGTCACGCTCAACTGTTGGCCTTTGAGTAGGTAAGGCGCCAGGGCTTCGGCTCGATCACCCCAAAGCGCTGCGTCTACCCACTGAGACGGGCGCTGGCCGTTCTCCTTCTTCCCGTAACTGAACGCCAGTGCCAGGGTGGCTACAGGCTTTCCAGCCTGCGTGAATCGAACTTCTGCATCGCGGCCCAGTCGGGCCAGTCCAAATAGCTGTGCCATGTCGGCTCCTTGGTTGTTGGGTTAGGCGGCAATGCCCATGACCCGATTCATGCGCTCTTCGAGCAGTTCGTAGAAGGTGGAGACGCGTTCGCTGATCTTGCGAATCAGCGCCTCGTCGCGGTATGCGCGCTTGACGAATAGGGGCATGCCCGGCCAGTAGGACACGAAGTCGATCCATTCCCGATCCGATACCCATAGCCCGCCCTGACACTGCGCGACGTGCTCCTTTGGGATCTCGCCAGCCAGGATCACGCCGACCTGGAACTTCGGCAGCTTGGTCTTGATCTCGGTGAGGCCGTTGGCGCCGACCAGCGAGTCCGGCGAGTAGCCGATGCCGTGATTCAGGATGATGGCCACCTGTTCCGTGGCGACCTCTTCACGCGACTCGTACAGGCCGCGGGCGACTGCTTCCAGCTCATGCCCGCGCTCGGTGTGGCGGTTACCGCTGAACGGGTCTGCGGCCTCGCCTGTGATCCGCTCGCCAATCAGCGTATCCATGTAGGTGAAGGCTCCGGCACCGAAGCCGGCTTCGCCCTTGCCGTTGACCAGCAGGCAATCCAGTTCGGAGCAGGTCACGATTCCCAGGCGCAGGGCCAGCCAGTCGGCTGACCCCTGTTCTACGTCACGGATTATCTGCATGTTCACCTCCCATGCCGTCTGCCATGCGCTGCTTGTGTCGTGCGGCGGCACGCTCAAGCGAAGATACGATGCCGTCAAACTGGTCTGCCGGGATTTGGGAAGGGTCCGGCCAGTCATTGCCGAACTTCTCAATCACCGCCTCGCTACATTGCGAAACGATCCCCTGCAGCCGCATGAGTTGAACGCCGGTGATGACCCGCACAGACGCTGCGCCCGCTCCGTCATCGTCATCGTCCTGCTCGGATAGGCCGGTGATCGCCTTTAGCGTGTAGCGTTCCAAGTAGGTCTTGGTGCTCGCTCGCGCCTGAATAGCGTTCTTGGCGCCTCCCGCGTCGGGCGGACCGCCCATGGAAACGCTTTCTTCGTGGCCGCCGACGTGCCGTAGGTAGCAGGTGACTTCCATCCAATCCTTCTCGTCGCGCGTCAGCTTCCACGACGACGACAGGCCATGCTTGGACAGGGCAGGCGTCACCGCATCAACCACATCGTGCAGTTCGGCATAGCTCTTGTTCTTCAGTGGGCCATCAGTGACCTTGCGGCCCTTCACGATCCGCACTGCTTCTGCCTTGAAGTTGGCAAAGGCAGCGTCGTATGCCTTCTTGGCTTCAGTTCGCTCCCAGCGCTCCTGAAGGTCCATCATTTTCTCTACCTGCTCCAGGGTGGCGCCTTGCTGAATGGCTGCCAGCATCATCCCCATCGGGGAGTTTGCAGCTGGGCCTTCTACGCGGGCCGGGAGGGCGGTGACTTGGGCTTTAGGGACTTCGTTCATGGCTGCCTCAATAGGTGATCGACACGCTGGGCACTTCGCCCTTGCGGATCATGTTGATGATGGCCTTGGCCTGTTCTTCGGTGACGCCAGCCCCCATGAATGCCTCTTTGATGGAGGTAAGCACTGCAGTCTTGTGCGCAATGTCCGCCTCCCGGGCCTTGGCCTCGGCTTCTTGGCGGGCCTGCTCGTCGGCTTGGCGCTGGCGTTCGGCTGCAGCTGCGCGCTCCGCGCGTTCGGCTGCATCACGCTCTGCCTGCTCGGCCCGGCGCTGGGCTTCCAGCTTCTCGCGCTCTGCTTGTTCGGCCTGCAGCTTCAGTTCCAGCTCGCGGCGTTCTGCTGCGGCCTTGGCCTCGGCTTCGCGCCGTGCGGCCGCTTCGCGTTCGGCCTGTGCGCGCTGCTCAGCTTCGCGCTGGGCTTGCTCGGCGGCTTCACGGGCGATGCGCTCCTCGCGTTCTTTCTGCTCGCGCTGGGCGGCTTCGGCGCGGAGGCGTTCGAGTTCGGCTTGCTCGGCTTCGTATGCTTGGCGCTTGGTCAGTGCCAGCTGCAGGGTGGTGAGGGTGGCAGCCTTGACGCGGTGCGCTTCAGCTTCGAACTCTTCCCACTCTGGCCCGACCTCTACGGCCTCGGCCTCAGCAATGCGAGCCTGAATCTCAACTGCCGAAAGCTCGGCCACCTGGTCATCACGGTTGCGCAGCCAGTCGATTCGGTCGGTGTGGCGTGCCACCCGGTCCGCTTCGGCCTGCTCCCACTCATTCAGCGGCGCCCGCACCTCGTCACGAAGGGCATCCATTGTGCGGACAAACTCACGCAACTCTTCCTCGACAATTTTTGGCATTTCCTTCAATCGTTTGAGGTAGTCCCGACCTGGTTTCTCGATTGCGACCTTGGACTTGCTGACCTTGGCGGCCAGTGAGGCGATGCGCTCTCGCCCTTTTCGCGTTGTTGTGTCTGGAACTTCAGTGCCGATTTCTGACTGGACTGCATCGATAAACCGCTGAAGGCCTCCCTTGACGTAGATGGCCGGCGCACTCGCCTCGCTGATGTCTTCGATCGCCAACAGTTGACTTGACATGTTGTTCTCCATTTTCAGATGTATCGACTGCAAAGCGCCTGTGCTATGCGCGGATCTGTCTGCTGGTCTGCGTAGGTGCAGGCGTGCAGATGTTTTCGTGCTTTCCATGCTTGGTGAGCGGAGATTGGGCAGGTGAAGTAGCCGAGGTGTTCTCGCACTCCAGTGAAAGGGTTGTTGCACTGAGCTTTGAACCCTCCCCTACGGCCTTCCAAGTAAACGCCGGCAGGCCATTCGCCTCGGGACGAATTACTATCTGTAAGGAACTTGTTAATCTCGGGGGAAACAAATATGCAGGTATCAGGCGAGTAGACTTTATTTCCAAGAGATAGGATGTCCTTATCCAGGTGCTTGCCCTCGTGATCCTGTAACTCCATCCAAGATCTAAACGCTGAGAATGACAGCCACTCTGGCGTTACAGTGCATCCGATATATGTAGGGTGTCGCGCCAGCTCAATTGGGCTGTAGCAGCGCGTTAGCATGTTCTTCCAGGCTCTGTATGCCGGGCATGCCCACTTCACCTTCTTACGCCCGCCAGAAATCTCGTATTCGAATACGCTGCCAGCGGCATCGTTACGCCCGACGCCTAGCACCAGCTTGGCTTTCCTTCTCATGTCAACTCCAAGGCGGTTTCTTTCGGCGGCACGATGGCCAGTTGGGTTTCTGTAGACACATGGGCTCCCTGGCCGCGTCTCGCGCAGCCTGTCAGTAGGCTTGGTTATCCGAAAAGTTTGTAGATCGCTGCCTCGCCAGCCAGGCCGATCAGCAGCACGCCAGCCAGCACGCCGAACCCGGTAAGGGTCAACCAAGCAGCGGCAAAGCTGTGGCCTGTGGGGGTGTCGTCGTAGTCGATGACTTCTGTTCTCATAGCGGCGCCCCGTTGGTGATTCGATCTGCAAGGCCTTGCGCTACAGCCAGCAGCGTCAGCACTGCCAGGCCGTAGCCGTAGAACTTCCAGAAGGCTATGCGCTTGGCGCGTTGGTATTGGCTAGCCATGGGGCGCCTCCTTGAATCCGATCGCCTGGAGCATGTTGAAGACGCCTCGACCTTGCCGGCCGCCGCGGACGATGAACTTGCCGGTACCGGGCCAGAAGTCGGCTGTCTTCTCGTTGTGCTTGACGATCAGGTGCACGCCGCCGTTCTTCGCCTCGAATTCGATGCCGCGCTCAGCCAGCAGGTCGGCCGATGATTCGCGGTTGCTCGCTCGGCGCTCTGCGCTCTCTGCGGCCCAGCCGATTTCAGATGCGCGTTCGTAGTTGCGCGCCATCACACACCCCCCAATAGCGCCACGTAGGCGAGAGTTCCGATAAGCGATCCGGCTACGGTGATGCCTAGGGCGCCGGCCAGCTCCTTGAATACGTAGGCGTTCATGGCTGGGCTCCTTTCCAGCTGACTTCTAGCCACATGTCGACAAACTGGCCTTCGTAGCAGCGAATCCGGCACTCATATCCGAGCGCAGTCAGTTGCTTGATGATCGCCTTGCCGAACTCCGGCCACTTGTCTTCCGTCGAGTAGTAGCAGCCGTCACCGAAGCCAAACTGGCGAATCTGAATCTCGTACTTTCCGTCACCGGCAGCCGCGTCGATCATTGTGAGGATTGCGTCAACCGTGGCTGACGGGTCCTTCGCCTTTGCCTTGTCTCGGGCTTTATCTGCTGTGATTCGTGTCATGGCTGGGCTCCTTGCATGGCGGCGCGGGCAAGGCGCTGGAAATACGGTTCGCCCTGCTGCCTGGCCATTTGTTGGGTGAATCTGAGGAGGCGATCCCGCTCAGCGAGAAGGGCGTCGCGCTCGGCACGAAGATCGGCAATTTCGAGAGCGTCGTGCGTGGTGTTGGCAACCTCTTTGCCCTCGCAGTAAATGAGCATCCCGTAGGCATCACCCAAGTCCATGGGACCGCTGCATTGATGGCACAGAGATGGGCCGGCCTCGTCATGCGCCTCCCACGCCGCATGCTCCGCAGCCTCGACGCTATCCGCTTCGACGGTGTAGCTCGACGAGGCGTCGAGGAGGATGGTTACTTCGTACCGCTTCACTTCCTTGCTCATGCCGCCTCCTCGCATGCCTTGCGCAGCGCAGCCAGGGTTTCTTCACAAGATCGGGTGCCGGCGAACTCGATCAGTTCGACTGGCTCACCCTCGTCGTCAGTCTGGCCAATGTCTGCGTAAACGATGGTTTCGCCAGCAAGCTGTTCCATGCTGATCTGGATGTTGTTCTGGACGAAGTAGGCCTCGTCCTCTGGGTGCACCTTGGTCACTTCAATGACCTCGGCGCGACCGTGCGGCGCGATGTATACGGTGGCTTTCATGCCGCAGTCCTCACGGTGAATTTCGTCTTGAGCGTCCATGCCTTCGTGACTGCGTGATTCATCCGCAGGTAAAGGCTCGTTTCGATCTGGCCTGTGTCGCGCAGGGCTTTCAGGTAGCCGTACAGCACGTTGCAGTGGTAATCGGCAGTTGCTGCGTACCGGGCGCCACGCAGGTGCTTGAAGTGCTCGCGAATGGTGTCTTCGGTCTTCATGCTGCCTCCCGCTTGGCGTCGATCATGTTCCACAGCCGATCCTCGATCCGCTCCGCGTGCTCATCGGCAACCGCTGCGCAACCATTCAGATCCAGCTCCGTTTCGTTTCCGTCTTCGTCAAAGACAGAACCGCTGGTGATCGTGAATTCAAGCTCGCTGTAGCCGTAGTAATCGTCCGCGCTGTACCGGCACCGATAGTCAGGTTCAACGACTGCGCAATGGGTTACCTCAACGGATAGGAGGTATTCATCTAGGTCGATCTCGAATTTCATCGTGGAATCCTCGCGGAAACGCTGTCATCCGGGCACGGCGGTTCGCGGCGCCCTATGGGTCCGTAGTGCTTCATGGTGGATACCTCGGCTGCCCGGATGGGCGGGGGGAAGGGGTGATGCAGTGGCCGTTGCTATCCGGCTGCCGGCTTGGAACTGGAGCCATCCGGCGGCTCATTTCAGGGCATTGCTGCCACTGGCCAGTTGTACCTAGTACACCGCGCAGAAGCCTGCGCAACACTGCATCGGGGGTCGGCCTGGACCTGGACCTTTCACCAGGGTCTGGCAATTGCCGGCCGGTCTGTCGAGCAAGCCGACCTCCGATGCAGGCTCGTTACGTGAGCCATTCGGCCGTCTCAACGGGGTGTAGTGGAGTCCCGCCAACGGCTGCCGGTGTTTTTCAGCAATCGAGGCACTGGCCGGCTGATCCTCGTCGCAGGTATCCCGAAGGGCCGCTGCGCTCGGCGGTTTGTTCATGGCGCTACCAGCACCGCGCGCCGTACGGTTATCGCAGACCTGGGGGTCTGGCCTGGCTGGTTCAGGCGGGGTTCAGCCTTTCCAATTCCTTCTCCACCAATCCCACATGTACAGCGCTGCGAGGATGGCGCATAGGATCAGGACTTCGGGGCCGGTTAGCATGGCGTGCCGCGGGCCTTGGCGAGGGCGGCGCGGGCGGCTTCGATCAGCGCGAGGCCGGCAAAGCCCATGCTCGGGATCATGTCTGCAGCCATCTCGGTCACGCCCTCAAGCGCCTCCAGCAGCTCGTCTCGCTGCTCCTCAAGGAGCTGCATCTCTTCGAGCGCATCACTGAACTGAACGGCGCCGACCGAACCACCAAGCACTTGCATCCCGGCGTGGTAGGTTGGCTCCTTGCCATCTTCAAAACTGAGCACGACCGTGTGTTTGCTCATCTCATCCTCCTATGTGCTGATTGGTGCCCGCTGCAGCCTGTCGCCAAGCTGCGGGGGTGGGGTGTTGTGTCTTTGGCGGCGTATGCCCAAGCGTTGTTCGCTAGGGTGCTGATCCGCATGTATTCGTTCTGTGTGATGACACCGACAACTGCCAGTGCACTGATGAATCCAAGGATGCGAGGAGCCAGAACGCTCACGCCTTCCCGGTCATCGCAGTAGCGCAAATCAGTGAGCTGCCGGCCGATCTGTCTGCGCGCAAATTCAACGTCGTGATCGTCAATTTCCATCTCGATTCCCTCCTGTTAAGCCGCCATCTGCGCCTCATCCATCCGCTGAGCCCGCGCTACTTGATGAGAGCGGGGCTTGGTCTGATACCGGCAGGGCTGAGGTTTAGAAACGCTTCTTGGCATTCTCATTGACCTCACGGCGGCGCCGATTCAGCTCAATCAGTCGCTCTGTTTCCGCGTCATCCTCAATCGAATCGAATGCTGCGAGCACCAATCGCGAGTAGTCGCGCCCATCGCCCCTTAGGTCTGCTTGCCCACGCTTCGGCTTCAATTTCATGTGACTGCCTCGAAGGTTGTGCTAGATGCCGAAACACCAAAGCGCGCCCAGTTGGATGGTGAATAGAACTGAACGGTTTTTGCGATCCTGACGATGTGCTCAGCCCCGAATCGGAACGGCTTACCCTGGTACTGGCGGGGCTTCGTCAGCTTCTTATCCAGGCAAGTGGCGCCAACCACGCGCCCGTCATTCAGGCGAACTCCGTGGCGCAAGGCGCGCCCGCAGTGATCGCAGTTGCAGTCGCTCTCGTAACCAACAATTGCTATCTGAGTCATATCCTTTCCTCTCGAGTGATGCCCGGCGAACCGGTATCTCGGTTGTCTTCCCAATGCCGACTCATCGAATCGGCATCAGTGAATGTTCCGTTCTCCGTTGCGCGCTATGACGCGAACATCGTCACAGTGATGTAGCCGTTGCTGGCTCGCATCACACTCCAGCGGTTCAGCATCACGGCAGGCCCGAACTTCTTGCCCGCCGCACGCTTCACCTGATCGGCTACCGATTGCAGGCTCTCGCCTTCCTCTGCAATGGCCAGCCACTGGAGCTTCTTGCCGCTGCTCAGGCTGGCGTCGATGTTGAACTGGGCCATTTGCTATCCCTCAATCTCAAAGTGGCGGCGGGCTACCTGCTCGCCGATCTCGTCTAGCAGTGCATCAGCACCGAAGTGGTTCACGATCTGCTCAATGTCGAAGTTTTCCAGGACCGTTGCGCCGTCAGCGTCGTAGGCCGAAACACCCATCAGCGTGCGGCTGGCCGGGTTAACGTCGATCTTGTATGCGTCGAAATTCATAACTGAGATGTTCATTGCTGCTCCCTCCAGTGGATTCCCCCTGATGCGCCCCACTTGAGGCGCACCGAGGAATCTTCTGTCTTGCTGGCCTCCGTTACTTGCCACGGTGGGCTGGGCTGATAATTCGGAAATCCCGAATTACCTCTCTCCGCTGCGATTCCTTGTCTGAGTCGTCTCTTGCCCGCTGCCGCAACTGGCGTCGCACCGGGTGACATTTCGCAACTTCGCGTGGCTGCATGTGGAGCCACGGCCAGTTCCAGAGCTGGCATGGGGCGGAAAACTTGTTACTCGCGCTGTGCCCAGATGGGGATTCCGCCGCGAGGATTCCTGAGTGTTAAAGAGCGTGGGCTTTTCAGGCCCTGACGCGGTGCTGCTGCGTCGATGGGTGAACAATAAGCCAATGCCTAATCTTGTGCAATAGGCATTAGCTAATTTTTTTCGAGTAGACGAACGAAACCGCCCCGAGGCTCTGCCGAGGCCCTATTGAGGGAATCAGGAATCAGGAATCAGGAATCAGGAATCAGGAATCAGGAATCAGCCGGGCTCGACATGGCCTAGGACTGTCCTAGGCCCGTACATTGGCTGGAGGGTGCGGAATAGAAGGGTTCTGCAGATACAAAAAGCCCCGCGTGGTGCGGGGCTTTGGTTACTGCTGTGGGGCGGCTGTGGGTGGCGCCTGCTGGGCCTTGATCTGCTCGAAGAGAACCTTCGCGTCATTCAATAGCTGCTGGTTCTGAACGGCTGCCGCTTTTACGTCATCGCGCAGATAGCTGCTGAACCGCGCATTCTCATCTCGCTGCGACTGTAGTCCCCACTGGAGAACGCCGGCAAAAATAGAAAGGACAGCGACAGCTGTGCCTATAGCCCACCATTTCGCATGGGACAGCTCCGTTCTGAGTTGCCGCGCTTCATCCTTGAAGCCAACTACCGCGTTCTCGATATTCTGGACGCGGGCATCTAGCCTGGTCTCCAGGGCTTCAAGGCGGGCGTCGATCTCATGGCGCGTTATGTCATTCATGGCGCGATGATCCGCCCGGTGCGGCGCGGTGTCAACTTGGCCAATCTGTACGGCGAAATCCAGGTTGGTGTAGATGTCCTCGCTGCGGTCGGTGAACTCCTCCCCTTTAATCATCTATCTTGACTCTGGCTGGAGGTTCCTTCGGGGTTAGTAGCGCGCCAGAGTCCTTTGCGAACGCTTCCCACACATCGACCATGCTGTTGTGATAACGAAGCCCGTCCTTTCTGGTTTTCTCAGCCTGTAGCGCGATCGCGTCAGCTGTCGCATGGTCGCCCGCCTCACGGCACCGGTCAGCCTCTTTCCCCGCGACCATATGGGCGAGCGCGCTCACATCGACCGTGTACTGGGCGAGATGGCGAACGCTATCCATAAGAGCCAAGTTAAACTCTTGCTGACTAGTTGGCTGCGGCTTGCCTGCTTTTTCCTGGTCTTCGCTCATATCAAACCCTTACCTTGCTCGGCGCCACGATGTGTCCGCTCATGCCATTGCTCCGCCACGCCAGATCACGCGACCCATGATAGGGACCTCGGCCATTGAGGCGGCAGAGACTTCCTCGTCTGGATAGCGAGCCTTGTCCGGGTTATCGCTGCGAATCAGCCAGCTGCCAGATATCTGCTGCGCCATGCGCTTGATGCTCAAGCTGCCATCCGGGCGCCGGATCGCGTACACCTGGCGGTCTCGCGGATCCGTGTCGGAGCTGTCGAACAGCACAACGTCACCCTCGAAGATGTAGGGCTCCATGCTGCTGCCGCTGGCGTAGATGACGAAAAGGTGCTGTGGCTTGGCGCCCATGCGGCGAAGCCAGTCGCGCTTGAATGCAAGGCCTCCATTCACCTCGACATGCTCATTGAGCGCGCCTTCTCCGCACTCTCCGTGAGCGCTGTATTGGGGGATGAGTGCGTAATCGTCGCTGCTTGGAGAGTCCCCGACTCGTCTATCGTTCCCGGCGCGCCTGTCTTCCGCTGGCGTGGCTGTGAGGCCAACCGCTGCTTCGCCAAGATTACCAAGCTGTAGGTCCCCATCTGTTCCTGACGAGCGATGAGCCTCGTCAGCAATAAGCACGGTTCCTTCCGCAAGCCCCCAGTGGCTCGCCGGAACGACATCGGAGAAGAAGGTGATCATCTGGATCATCTTCGTTTTGTCAATGCGGCCGGTCGCAATCCATCCCTGAACCGATGGCGGCTTCACGTTGAAATGGTCCGCAAGGGCCTTCTTTGAAAGCCCCTTCTTGATCCGTGCGGCGTCTATAGCTGCGCCAAGCTGTTCACCTTTAAGCATTGCCTAATTTACCTCCGGTGAATATCGGTTAGGCAATGGCTTGCTTTGCGATTAGCTAATGCCTTATTCTGTGCCCGTGTCACTACGGAGAGCACCAAATGACCCCCGCACAAGCAGCCCAGAAGGCAGCGCAAATCCTAGGTAGCCAGGCGGAGCTTGCTCGCCAGCTCCAGATTCGCACGCCGACTGTAAGCCAGTGGTGCTCAGGTGGCCGGCCGATCCCGGCTGCTCGTGCGCTGCAGATCGAATCAGCAACTGGCGGAAAGGTCCGCCGGCAAGAGCTGTGCCCGTCCTTCCCTTGGGAAGGCGTGGCCGCCTGAGAACTGAAAAGGAAATCAACCATGTACCACGACCCCAAACATTTGCGTGACCACATCACGAAGGTTCGTCTCGACGAGGACACCGACGAGCTTCTGCAGTCGCTGGCGAAATTCCATCGCACCCAAAAAGCCGTCCTGGCTCGCGAGCTGTTGGAGGCGAGCCTGCGGGACATGCTTTCTCGTCTTGAGGATACCGAAGCAGAGCAGATGGCCTGAAGGCCTTAAAGGGGGCCTCGTGGCTGAACAAGAAGTCGCTCTTGATGAGCGCTACCAGCGCGCATTGCATGAGCTAGCAAGGCAGGAAGGCAAGTCGCCAGAAGACCTGGGCGGCGAGCTGATCAGGGATCAACTGCGGAAGATCACTGAGCCGAAAGGCAATACCGGAAAGGTGCAGCCGTTTCGGAGAAGGACAGGGCCTGAAAAGGGGCCGAAAAACGGGCAATAAAAAACCCGGTGGGAAAGACCGGGTTCTTCAACAGCAGTTAGTGCAGAGAGGATTTTACATATGAGAACTGGATATGTCTACGGAGTGCTCTTTTCGGACGGCCTTGTGAAGGTTGGGCGGATGTCGGAGCGATCAAGTCGGCTATCGAGCTATGGGGTGGCAGCGTCTTTGCGCGGGTCATCTGTGGTCAAAACGGTCACGTCTGGCTTCGTTGTTGATTCGGTCCGCGAGGAGAACAAGCTAATCCAATGGTGCCGCGAACATGGCTGCCAAGCGGCTGGTAGGGAGTGGTTTGACGGTATCAATTTCGAGCTGCTTGAAGCGTTCATTCTTGCTGACGTAAAGCCTTCCTCTAGTTCCGAAATAAAGCGCACCGCCGATGCAGCGGCTAAGCAAGTTGATCGCGTTGTTGAGGCTCTTTTCCCGTCCAACCAGGCAGTAGGGCGTGACGATTCTACGGAATGGGCCGCTGCTCTGGTGCACGCAAAGACGCTAGAGCAAATGTTTGTGAATGAATGCTACGGCGGCGACCTATTCGCCGAGCTAACCGGGCGCGGCTACAGCCTTTTCTTCCTCAATGCAGCAATTGCCTTTTCTCAGCTAAGCCCGATGGGTGCTGCCGAGCTCTACGCGTCTGCGCTTGAGGATTCGGAAGCGTGCATTGGCACGATTGAAAACCTTGCAGCTGAGGCCGTGGCCGCTTTTAGGGAGGCCGCATGATGGCCAGATCGCGCAATATCAAACCTGGGTTCTTCCAGAACGAAGACCTGCAAGAGCTGGACTTTGCCACTCGCCTGTTCTTCATCGGCCTCTGGACTGAAGCCGACAAGGAGGGCCGCCTCGAAGACCGCCCGAAGAAGCTGAAGAACGCACTCTTTCCGGCTGACGACGTGGAAGTCGAGCAAATGCTGGAAGGGCTGGACGCATACGGCTTCATCAGCCGCTATGAGCGCGCCGGCAAGAAGATCATCCAGATCGTGAAGTGGGCCAAGCACCAGAACCCGCACCGCCGCGAAGCGCCGAGCGCTCTGCCTGCCGAGACCGATGAAGTCGTGGAGGAAGAGCAGCAGGCCGAATCAGGGCCTCAAAAAGCTGACACCGAGGCGTCCTTCGAAACCTTCTGGAAGCTCTACCCGCGCAAGACCGCCAAGGACAACGCCCGCAAGGCCTTCGCGAAGATCAATCCCGATGCCGAGCTGCTGGCTCAGATCCTCGAGTCTTTGGCCAAGCACTGCACCTGCCAGAGCTGGCTGAAGGACGACGGGCAGTTCATCCCGCACGCCGCAACCTGGCTCAACCAGAAGCGCTGGAACGACGAAGTGAAGGCGTTCAGTGCGGCGCCACGTCTGCGCGTAGTGAATGGTCCCGACTTCCACAGTGGCGACACCAGCTGGGCAAACGACCTGGGGGACCTGTGATGCGCAACGTCAAGGACCTCATCCCGTCCGCCACCAGCGGTAATCACGTCGCCCTTGCTGAGCCGGCCACGGCGCCACGCGCTATCGACCAAGGCACCGCCAGCGTCGTGAACAAGCTCTTCGTCGAGCTGCAATCCATCTTCCCCGCCTGGAAGCAGGCATGGCCGAACGACGAGGCGCTGACCGCTGCGAAGAAGTCCTGGATCAAGGGTTTCATGGCCGCTGGCATCAACACCATCGAGCAGATCCGCTTTGGTATCGAGCAGTGTCGCAAGTCCGGCGGCGACTTCGCGCCGAGCGTTGGCCGCTTCATCCGCTGGTGTGAGCCAACTCCTGAGATGCTGGGATTGCCAGACGCAGCGAAGGCATACCGCGAGGCCTGCGCCAACGCCCATCCGGCCGCTGAGCGCAACTGGTCGCACCCTGCAGTCCATCACGCCGCCTGCGAAACCGGCTTCTACGAGCTGGCCAACATGCCAGAGGAGCGCAGCCGCAAGCTGTTCGACCGGAACTACGCGATCACTGTCCGCATGGTCATGACCGGCGAGCCGCTGCGGGAAATACCGCTGGCCCTGCCGGAGACAGTCAGCGTTCGGACAGAGGAAGTCGGCCGCAGCGCGCTTGATCGCCTGCGCAGCATTGTGAAGGGGGCCTCGGCATGAGCAACGTAATCAGCATGGGCGCCCATCTGGCCAAGCGCATGACATTGGGTCAGCGATACGTGGATGCCATAGGCGCGGAGGTGCATTTCAAAAGCGATGCCTACGACGGCGCTATGTCCGATATGACCGACGACCAGTTTCTAAAGGCCTGGGCGGCGCTTGACCTGATCGACACGCTGCTCGGTGACCCGCTTGTCGCTGGCGTAATACGCGTCCACGTCTTCGACAGCGGGATGAACGTCACGCTGGATCAGGATTACGTCCGATTTTGCGAGGCAGCTGTTCCGCAGCCGGTCTTGATGATGTGTGACGCAGATGGGCGTTGCTACAACAGCATTCGATTCTGCGCGCTGTCCAGGGAGGCCAAAGCATGAACCGCTCCCGCTCAATGACCCTTCCCCAGCGAGTAATCGTCGACCAGCTCAAGGCCGATGGCTTCGCAGTCGATCAGGAACAAAACACCGTCGTCCGCATGAAGCGCGGCAACGACTACCGACTTGTGCAGATGGACGGCTCGCAGAAGCGGGCCTATGGGGCTAAGCGATGAGTGATTTTGCAGAGATGGCCGAAGCCTTCCACCAGGCCCGCACGGCCCCCGACGTAACAGACCGCGCCTCTGGTTTAGAGGAGGCAGATCGGATAGGGGGCGTGGCGCTGGTACAGGCCAGGCTGCAGGGGCAGGGCGCTGAGGAATGCGAGGAGTGCGGCATCGAGATTCCCGAGGCGCGCCGCCTTGCCGCTCCGTGGGCGGTGTGCTGCGTGGATTGCCAGGGAATTCGGGAGCGTCGCGCATGAACGGCGTAATCATCTCCCTCTGCGACCTCACCGGCGCCATGGTTGCCCCTTGGGTAGAAGCGGGTTACGACGCCGTGCTGGTTGATCCGCAGCACGGCAAGTACAGCAACGACGGTCGTATCGAGCGCCTACCCTGCACCGTGCTAGAGGCCGCCTGCCGCCTCGGCGAGATCATCCGCGGTCGCCGCGTAGTGTTCGTGGCCGGATTCCCGCCATGCACTGACGTAGCGATCTCCGGCGCTCGCTGGTTCGCTGCAAAGGCAGCAGAAGACAAGCACTTTCAGGCGAAAGCCGCGCTAGTGGCTGAACAGTGCCGAATGATTGGCCAGATCAGCGGTGCGCCCTGGTTCTTCGAGAATCCCCGGAGCGTCTTCAGCACGATCTTTGGAGCGCCTGGCCACACCTTCCACCCCTACCAGTTCACCAAGCTTTGCGCGGATGACAACTACGTGAAGCTGACCTGTCTTTGGGCTGGCGGTGGATTCGTCATGCCAGACGAAGATCGTGATCTTTCCTTGGGCGAGCCTGATTCCAGGATTCACTACGCAGCGCCAGGCCCCGAGCGCGCCAACTTCCGCAGCGCCACGCCGAAGGGATTTGCTCAGGCTGTGTTCGAGGCCAACGCCCCGCACCTGCGCCGGCAGCTGCATCTGTGGGAGGCCGCGTAAATGGCTGAGAAATTCCGCGTCTCGCATATCGGCGAGCTCTCCCAAGTCAACGCCGCGATCCGTGCAAAGGGCTTCCCTTGCACGGTGACCATCACCGGCGCCAGTCGATCGCTCCCGCAGAACGCGCTGTTTCATAAGTGGTGCGAGGAGATTGCCCGGTTTTTCGTGAGCATGGGCAAGACGACCTTCGCCACCGGTGCCGCCATGGACCGGGACAACGTGAAGCGCAACCTGAAGCAGACCTTCCTCGGCGAGCAGCTGGTCCAGGACATCAACCTGAAGACCGGCGAGATCACCGACCGCTACGAGCTCAAGCACACCAGCGAGCTCGACAAGGGTGAGATGCACGCCTTCATGACCTGCATAGACGCCTGGGCTACCGAGCACGGCATCTACCTGCCGCACCCGGAGGATTCCGAGTACATGCGGATGAAGATCGAGTTCGGGGAGGCCGCAGCATGAAGGGTAAGAAAGCCCCATCAGCCGAGCAGAAGCGCTACCACGACCTGCTGGCCCAGCGCATCGGCTGTATTGCCTGCCAGAAGGACGGCCGATTCAACCCATCCGTGAGCATCCATCACGTCGACGGCCGAACCAAGCCTGATGCGCACTGGATGGTGCTTCCGATCTGCGCTGGACACCATCAGCACGGAACCGGCGCGCCAGGTCTGACCGGAATCCACCCATACAAGGCCCGCTTCGAGCTGGCCTATGGGAAGCAGGAAACACTAATCCGCGACTGCGCCCTGCAGTTGCTTGAAATGGGCCTGACGCTGCCGGCGCGGGTCATGGAATTGATCGGACTGGAGCAGGCCGCATGAGCCACGAACACTATTTCATCGACGTATCGCACATCGACCGGCTCGACGTGTACCGCCTGCTTGATCTGTTCAAGGTCACCTGCCCGGTCGCTCAGCACATCGTCAAGAAAGCATTAGCGGCAGGCCAGCGCGGGCACAAGGACACGCGCCGCGACTGGCAGGACATTGCCGATAGCGCCGCACGCCGACTGCAGATGATCGACGAGGATGCCGGGTGGACCGCTGAAGCTATCCGCGCCGCTTCATTCGGCCAGATCAACACTCTCGACTACCGCGACCCGCGCACCGTTGCCGGCGTAGACGTGTCGTTCCCGACTGAGAAGCACCTGAACTTCGCGCCGGAGAAGCGCGGCGTTCAGTGCGGTGATTGCGGTTATCCATACCAAGGCCTTCCACGCCAGCACTGCAAACACCACTACGCGGAGGCGAGCCATGCATGAGCACCTCTGCGGCTCCTGCTGGATTGAACTTGGCGGAATTGACTGCCGATGCTCGGGCGCTGATCGAGGCGGACAAAACGGCCTGCCTGATCCGGTGGAAGGTGCGCGACCTCAAGGGCGAGGAGCGGCAGAGGAAGGGCCAGGAATTGCTGGCAGCTGTGCCCGAGAGTGCGCGTCCTGCCGTTGTGGCGGCGCTGAAGGCGAGGGCCGGTAAATGACTTTCCCGATCCGTAAAGCCTCAGCCCAAACCACGGTCAAGCCGGCGAAAAGTGCGGGATCGGGAAAATCCACCGCGAGCGGCATGCGTGAGCGAAAGAAACCAACACCAAATAAGGCTTGCGAAAAGTGCCATGCGCCTTTCTATGCCGCGCCGTCCCATGTGCTGAAGGGGCAGGGTAGGTTTTGCAGCCACACCTGTGCGAGGTCAGGTTCAGGCAATCCGCGATACAAGGAAAACGATGTGGCCTGCAAAGGCTGCGGCTCTAAGTTCCACGTAAAGCCGTCTCGCCAGACGAGAGGCAAGGCTCGCGTCTATTGCTCCGATGAGTGCCGGAAGAAGGCCCAGGTATCGAGCAAGACATGCCCATCGTGCCAAGTCGATTTCGATGTTCCTGCATCTCATGCGCATAAGCGGAAGTTCTGCTCTGCGGACTGCCAGAAAAAATCATTTCGAAACAGCACGCCAAACAGGGTGTGCGCCACCTGCTGCGCCCCGTTCTTCATAAAGGAGTCCGATTTGAAACGTGTAGCCGATGCCGGAACGTTTTGCTCCGTGGAATGCATGACTCGGAGCCGAGGGAAAATCAGGCTGGAAGACGGGAAGTATGCGTCTCACCTTGAGCGCGATCTCTACCAGATGCTGAAGGAAGAGGGGTTGTTAGCTGGCGCCGTTCGTGAATACAAGTTCCACCCAAACAGGAGGTGGCTGTTTGACTTCGCATGGCCTGAGATGAAAGTCGCGGTCGAGATTCACGGAGGAATTTGGTCTGGCGGAAGAGGCGGGCATACGTCAGGAAAGGGCAGGTTGCGCGACATGGAGAAGATGAACGAAGCAACCATGCTTGGCTGGCTAGTTCTTGAGGTTGCATCAAGCCACCTAAGAGACAGAAGCGTAATTGATTGGGTGCGGAAGCTTATAGAGCTGAGGGTTGCCGCATGACCAGTCACCGCTGCGACCCCGCCATGATCAAGAGCGGGCGCGCGATCGAGACAATCCGAATTCTGATGCAGCAGAGGGGAGCAGCCTGATGGCAGGACGTGACGAGCGATTGCTCGACTTCGCAACAGGGCGCCAGGCGCAGTATCTGGAAGCCATCTGGCAGGAGGGCAGCATTCGGGCGGCAGCTCGCCGGCTTGGCGTGAACTTCAATGCTGTGCACAAGGGCTATCAGGCGGTGCTGCGCAAGGCTGGCGTGACTGCAGAGCTGATTCCGGCAGAGGCCGTGAGTGCCGCAGGCGAGACATTCGTGGTCACGTGTGCCGTAAACGCGACAAAGGCGCACGCCGGCTTCATGAAGAGCCTGCAGCTTTACTGCTCGATGCGCGGAGCTCGCTTGATGGTCATCCCGCTCCGGTACCAGAACCCGACAAACCGTGACGCCAAGCGCGATGACGAGTGGTGGGATTCCCGTTTGGTGCCTTACCTGGTCAGTGAGCGGACCAAGATCGCCCGCGACCTGATCGTGCTGGCCGACATCAAGACCCAGCCGACCGCAGTAAACCCGCTGCAGAAGTGGCAGACGGTGACCGGCACCGCCTCGGCCATCATCGGGCATCCGAAGATCGCACTGAAGACCGTGGCCACGAACCCGGGTGTGCCCGCCAAGCTGGTGATGAGTACAGGCGCTTGCACCGTCGAGAACTACAGCGACACCAACGCGGGCGCCTCGGGCAAGTTCCACCACACGCTCGGGGCCGTAGTGGTGGAGATCGACGGGCCGCGCACGCACATCCGCCACATCTGCCCGATGAAGGACGGAAGCTTTATCGATCTGGCCACCAAGTACACCGTGAAGGGCGCAGAGCCGGCGCCACGCGCTGAAGTGCTGACCATGGGGGACATCCATGCAGAGATGGCCTCTCCGGTCGTTACGCAGGCCACCAAGGAGCTTGCCGACCTGATCCGCCCGAAGGCCCTGGTCCTGCATGACGTGCTCAACTTCGGATCGGCCAGCCACCATGCCAAGTTCTTCGAGAAGTTCCGCCGCCACGTCAGCGGTACCAGCGGCGTGCTGCACGAGCTGAAGGTGACCGCCCGCCACGTCGACCTGCTCTCCGGGTTCGCCGACAAGACCGTGATGGTCAATTCGAACCACCACGACCACTTCATGCAGTGGCTCGAGAAGGCAGAGCACGCCCTAGATATGGAGAACACACTGGTCTTCCACGAGACCAAGGCCGCCATGCTCCGCGCCATCCACGAGGGCAGCTACTGCGACCCGTTCCAGTACTGGATGGACAAGCTGATGAAGCACGGCGATCGCCTGTTGTGGCTGAAGCCTGGCGAGTCATTCATGCGTCACGGTATTGAGCACGGCTGGCACGGCCACAAAGGGCCTAATGGGGCCCGCGGATCAACCAAGAGCTTCGCCACCATCGGCGCCAAGGTCGTGAAAGGCCATTCGCACGGCGCGGAGATCATCGACGGGGCCCGATCGGTCGGTACCAGTTCACTGATGGACATGGGCTACAACACCGACAGCCCGAGTGGATGGACTTGGACGCACGACATTACCTACGCCAACGGAAAGCAGACGCTCATTCACTGCGTCGGCGGTACCTTCTTTCGCCGCGATGCGGCAGCAGCACGGGGAGCAGCAGCATGAGTACAGAGAAAGGCACCCTGGTCCGCATCATCGTTGCGGGTAGTGAGGGAATGACCGCTCCGGCAGCCTGGGCGAAAATGGCTGAGGAGACGATGGGCGGCAGCGGCATGAGCAGGCAGCAACTGTTCGAGCTGGATTGCGACTGTCGCCGCATGCTTCACCATTCGATGCAGGCGCAGCACTGGAACGCACTCGTCGCCTTCTACGGCATAGACGCCAACGACCGCGGCGCGTCAATCAGAGCGCTCGCCTCATCTGTGGCCACGCCGGCACACAAGCACTTCAAGACCTGCGCAATCGTCACCTGGGCAGAACCGCAGCGAAAAGGGGCGCAAGGACGCCGCAGCACCGCGATCCTGTCCGAGGACATGTATGACATGAACGTGTGGGACGACAACAAGGGAACGCCAGAGCGCACGCGCAGGGATTGGCGGCGAAAGATTCATCAGGCGCTGTTCCAGATCCTGGAGGGCGCAGAGATCGAGGCGTTCGAATTGCTGCGACAGAATGAAATATTCGACATGGCCGCTTGACACTCTTTGCCAGATTGCCGAATATATCACCATCCTGTCGATCTTGCGCGCTGAGGATTGATAGTGATCTGCGACACCTGCTGCGAAAGCGTCTGATCAGCGCAAGTAGAAAGTGGTGTGGCCTCAAGGGGGAGAGTCCCCTTTGACAACTTCAAGAGCCCTGACTTCGGTCGGGGCTTTTTCGTTTCGGGCGGAACCTGGCTGACGAAGGCCTCGCCATCCTGCGCCCATCAAACACCACGCCGTGCGACGGCAAGCGCTGCTAATACTCGCGTCATCCAATACAGCGCATCTAATCCCCGGCCTGCTTGCGATCGGCTACGCTCCACACGCAGCACACTGCGCGACCTGAGTACAGGTATCGCCCCGTAGACGTGCGGGGAATCGGGCTTTACAGATGGCCGCTGCCTCTTCCATTGGTACGCAGCGGTTCTTGATTTCCGGCCCCATGCCTGCCTCCTTGCTCATAGGCGGATCGCACGCGCATGTGAGGCCGGACTTATTCGATAGACCCCAGGACATTCCCTATGGCTGAACCGACTTCTACCGGTATCGCAGTTGCCGGCGCGTTCGGGGCAGGCATTGCCGGCGTGCTCGCTGGAGTGGATAGCGCTGCTGCTGTCGGCTCGCTGTGTGGCTCGGTGATCTACTTCATCAGCTCCAAAGAACTGCAGATGCCCGAGAGGCTGGCGTACTTCCTGATCTCGTTCGTGATGGGCTACCTACTGGCGCCCGCGATCACTGGTATCGAAGCATGGGGCATCAAGCCATTCACAATGCCAGCGCCTGCAGCATTCGGCGCATCGCTGATGGTGGTAACGATTTCCCTAGCAGCCCTAAAGCGCAAAGGGCGCTCGCCCATCGATGGTGGCTTAGATGGCTAACTCTCTGACCTACGCAACCCTGATCCTCTGCCTGGTGATGTTCGTTCGCCTGTTCACCTACCAGAGAGGCGATGCCCGGTTCCGGCGCGACGTGTCAGTCATGGCTGCGCTCATCATGGCGTGCTGCGGTGCGACTGCGATCTACATCGTGGCCGGCGATCTGCGCATTCCCTATCAGGCGTGGCCGCTGGTCCTGCTACTGGCCGTCCTCGCTGCCTCGCTAATGCGCTGCGGCGGGAACATGAGCAAGGTGCTACGTCACCCCATCGAATGGGATGGGCACGAACGCAGGCGCCGACAGTGAAACGCCTCCACGCCACCCTGATCCTTATATGTCTCGCCGCCTGTATCGCTGTGATGATCGGGAAAGAGGTGTGGATGGCAGCGAGAACAGCGTGGAAGGGGAGAAGGCATGGACGTTAGCAAGCCGCCTGTGCCTCCTTCTTGCAGGCTCGTCTGCCTCGCCTGTGGCGATATAACCCGAACGGGTAAGCATACGCATCTGCTGTGTCGTCTCGTGGCATGGCTGAAGAGGTAGATATGCCGGTACGTCCATCCCGTATGTGTTCCGAGCCTGGATGCAAGAAGCCGTCAGCGACCGGATCTCACCGCTGCATCACGCACAAGCGCACTGTCGATGCAGCGAGAGCCGAGCAAAGGAAGGAAGTGCACCTCAAGTACAACGAGAGGCGGGATGAGTCAGACAGCTTCTACAAGACCGAGCGCTGGAAGAAGCTCAGTGCCTACTACCGGAAGCACCACCCTGTGTGCGAGTGCTGCAGTAACGCAGCCAGCGATATCACTGACCACATAAAGCCATACAAGACTAACCCAGAGCTTGGGCTGGATTGGGACAACCTGCGCGCACTGTGTAGGACCTGTCACAACCGAATCGGCGAGCGCGTTGGGCTCACCCGGTAGGTGCCATCGATTTGACGGTTTTATAGATTTACAAAAATCTTATTTTTTTAAGCCGGAAAATAGGTGGAGGGCTCTAGGGGAGGGGTGGGTAAAAAGTCTGGCGTTATTCGACTCCCGAACGACGGGGGGGGCCAAATTTTCACACCGTCAAAATTCACATTCCAAAATTTGAGGTAGCGACATGGCCCGTAAGCCAACCGCTCCGCACCTCAAGGTCCTGCAGGGCACAAGCCGACCGGATCGCGAAGTGTCGGACGCCCCTGAATACGATTTGATCGAAGAATTTCCAGAGGCGCCAATTCACCTGAACCCTGACGGCGCTGAGATGTGGAATCGCCTAGGGCCGCAATTGGTCGCCGCGCGCGTCCTCCAGGTTGTCGACCTGTTCTCTCTGGAGCAGCTGTGTTTTTCCTGGCAGCGGTTCCGTATGAAGGCCAAGGCAGGGATGGAGATGACCGCCGCGGAAGATACGGCGCTTAAAGCGCTGTTCTCTGAGTTTGGTATGACCCCGGCCAGCCGCCGCAAAGTGGCTTCTGGTGGAGAGAAGCCGGCGGGAAACAAGTTCGCGTCCAACGGACGACCACAGAAGGCATAGCGATATGGCAAACGGTCGCGATTACGTGAAGATCGCGACCGACTACGCTAAGGGCGCGATTGCTGACAAGAAGCGCAAGAAGCACGGCAAGCTGATCCGTCAGGCCGCTCAGCGGTTCCTCGATGATCTGAAACGTGCCAAGCGCAAAGACTGCCCGTTCATCTTCGATGCATGGCACGCGAACGACCCATGCGACTTCATTGAGAAGCTTCCGCACGTCGAAGGGAAGTGGGACAAGCCAGAGATCGTGATGCACCCGTCGCACGCCTTCTTCGTGGTGCAGTTGTTCGGATTTCGAAAACGTGAAGGGGCCGAAATAGAGGGTTGGGGTTACTTCCGGCCGCGCCGCTTCACCTCGGCTCTGTTTGCTGTTGCTCGGAAAAACGCGAAGTCCACGCTCTCATCCGGGATTCTCCTGTACTGCCAGTGCTGCGAGCCGGAAGAGGGGGCGCAGGTAATCAGCGCGGCTACTACTTTTCCGCAGGCATCGATCATCTTCAACACAGCGAAGCGGATGGTCGAGAAGACTGCAGATTTGCGTGAGGCATTTGGTCTGGAGGTTTGGGCGAAGGCGATCAGTCGCGCCGAGACGGGCGCAACCTTCAAGCCGATCCATGCCAAGGCTTCGACTCAGGATGGTCTGAACCCTTCGCATGTTGGCCTAGACGAGATTCACGCCCACAAGAGCGCCGATCTGCTCAACGTTCTGACGTCAGCCGCAGGTGCGCGCAGCAACCCGCTTTGGCTCTACACGACGACCGAAGGTTATACGAACCCTGGCCCCTGGGCAGAGCTTCGGATGTTCGCCAAGAAGTTGCTGTCTGGCCTGTTCGGCACCACTGCTGATCACTTCCTCGTGGTGTTCTACGCAGTTGACGAGGAAGACAAGTCGGCAGGCATCAAGGCGGACGAAGAATTCGACGAAAAGGTCTGGATCAAGGCCAACCCGCTGATGGATGTCAACCCGCACCTTATGGCGGCTATCCGCAAAGAGGCGGTAGAGGCGAAGCAGATGCCATCTAAGTTGGCTGAGTTTCGTATCAAACGACTCAATCGGCCGGCATCCACCGCGGATGGTTGGATCGACCTGACCAAATGGCAAGAATGCGGCGGGTCAGTCGACCTTGAATGGCTACGTGGATATCCATGCTGGGGAGGCCTTGACCTCGCCAGCACCGCGGACATGTGCTCCTTCCGCTTGGTCTGGCTAGTTGACGGGGTTTATTACACCTACGGCTGGCGCTGGGCTCCGGAAAGCGCAGTCGCCTACCGAACTGAGCGGGGTACTGTCCCGTATCAGTCGTGGGTCGAATCCGGTCTGCTCAAGCAGACAGAGGGCAACGTCACCGACTATGGCGTAATCGAGAAAGACGTTTGCGCAATCTGCCAGGACTTCAACGTCCAGCTAATTGCCTATGACCGATGGAACGCAAGCGACCTAGTTAACCGGCTGGTCGAGGCTGAACTACCAATGGTCGAGTTCATCCAGGGGCCGCGTTCCTATCACCCTGCTATGCAGACGCTAGAGCGCGCCTACATCTCCGGGAATCTTGCTCACGGAGGCGACCAGATTCTGAACTGGTGCGCTTCCAACCTGATTGCCAGGCGCGACGACAACTTGAACATGGCTCCGGACAAGAAGCGCAGCGCCGACAAGATCGACGACATGGCGGCGCTGTTGATGGCGATCGGGGTATCAACCGTCGAAACCGAAGAAGCGGATGACGACGATTTCATGAACGCAATACGGGACCCACTGATCGCATGAGCGCACTGACTGCATTTCTGCTGGCATCGCTGGCTGGCTTCGGCCTGCTGTGCGCGGGGGTCTGGATGCTGGCCGGCACCGCGTGGGCGCTGCTCGCCGGTTCTTGCTCCATGTTCTGCATTGCTGGATTTATCCGAAGAGGGATGACAGATGAATAAGTCCCTTCTGCGGACCATTTCTAGGTCTGCTAGCAGGCCGTCGGCTGGGCTGAGTGAATGGCTTGGCAAGACGATTCGGCTATCCGACGGGGCATTCTGGGGGCAGTTCGTCGGCGGGCAGTCAAGTTCAGGGAAAAGCGTAAGCGTTGATACTGCAATGCGGGTCTCAGCGGTGTGGGCTTGCGTTCGATTGATCGCTGAAACGATCGCAACGCTTCCGCTTGGCCTGTACCGTCGCCTTCCGGACGGCAGTCGTGAGATGGACACCAGTCACACTCTCTACAGCGTTCTGGCGGTTTCGCCTAACGAGCACATGAGCCCGGTGCAGTTTTGGGAGGCAATGCTTGCGAGCATGCTTCTGCGCGGCAATGCCTTTGCGCAGATACATCGGTCTGCTGGACGGGTAGTCGCGCTGAGCTTCTTGCTCCCGCACCGTATGCGGCTGGTCACTGAGAATGGGGTCATCCGGTACTTCTACAGCTTCAGCGATGGCGAGCGTGAGCTTCAATCCAGCGAAGTTCTTCACATCCCGGCGTTCTCGCTTGACGGACGAATCGGGCTGTCCCCGATCAGCTATGGCGCCGACATCATCGGATCGGCAATTTCGGCCGACGATGCAGCGAACGGGACCTTTAAGAACGGCATGATGCCGACGGTAGCTTTCAAGGTTGACCGGGTACTCAAGCCGGAGCAACGAGACGATTTCCGCAAATACGTAGAGACGGTGAGCGGCGCCATGAACGCCGGCAAGTCCCCTGTCCTTGAGGCTGGGGTGACGCCGGAGTCGATTGGCATCAATCCGGCCGACGCGCAACTGCTTGAGACGAGAAGCTGGAGCGTCGAGGAGGTTTGCCGGTTCTTCCGTGTTCCGCCTTGGATGGTCGGGCACACCGAGAAGAACACCAGCTGGGGATCTGGCCTTGAGCAACAGGTCATCGGCTTCCTGACGTTCTCCCTAAGTACCTGGTTGCGCCGCATCGAGAAGGCCGTACTCAAGCAACTGATGTCGCCAGGTGAGAGGCTTACGCACTACGCGGAGTTCGCTCTGGAAGGCCTATTGCGTGCTGATAGCGCGGCACGCGCCTCGTTCTACAGCACGATGGTCCAGAACGGGATCTACACCCGCGACGATTGCCGCGCCCGCGAAAACCTGCCGCGCCGCGGTGGGAATGCCGACGTGCTAACGGCGCAAACAAACCTCGCACCACTCGACGCACTGGGGCAATCCAGCGACGGCCAGGCCGCACGCGCAGCCCTGCAGAACTGGCTAACTGCCGATCTCCCCAAGGAGTAATCCATGCAACTCAAAATCCAGGCTCGCGGCCTTCGCAGCGAGCTGAGCCCGCGTGCGCTCGAAAAGTGGAATCCGGCTATCCAGGCCGCAGTAGAAAGCACCTCTGACACCATCACCATCTATGGCGTGATCGGTGAGGACTGGTACGGCGATGGCGTCACCGTGAATCGGATTGACGCCGCCCTGCGCGCCATCGGTGAGCGAGACGTGACCGTTTATATCAACTCCCCGGGCGGCGACATGTTCGAGGGAATCGCCATCTACAACCGCCTGCGCGAGCACAGCCACAAGGTAACCACAAAGGTGCTCGGCATGGCGGCCAGCGCCGCCTCGATCATCTATCTCGCCGGCTCTGAGCGGCAGGTCGCTAGCAGCGCTTTCCTGATGATCCACAACTGCTGGACGGTGCTCGCCGGAAACCGCCACTACCTGCGCGACGTCGCCGACGACATGCAGGAATTCGACGCTGCCATGGCCGATCTGTACGCCGAAACGAGCGGGCAGCCAGTAGCGGACATGGCCGAGATGATGGATGACGAGACGTTCATCCGCGGCAAGCGCGCCGTCGAGCTTGGCTTGGCTACCGGATTGCTTTCTGCCGACGAGGTTGCTGAGCGCGATACCGAAGAGAGCCGGCAGAACAACGCGCTGAAAGCGATGGACGTGGCCCTGGCTAAGGCCGGGATGCCGAGATCCGAGCGGCGCGAGCTCTTCGCCAGTTTCAAGTCCAGCACGCCTCGCGCTGCTGGCGGGAGCACGCATAACGCTGCTCCGACCGACAAGCAGAACGCTGTCGCGCCTGACCTAACCGCGTCACTGAGCGCGGCAACCACTCTTCTCCAAACTCTGAAAGGTAACTGACCATGGACTTTGAAGCCCAGGTAAAAGAACTCAACTCCAGCCTGAAAGGCATCGGTGACCAGATCAAGGCCCAAGCCGAAGCCACCCAGAAGGAAATCGCCCGCACTGGCGAAATGCACGCTGAAACCCGCGTGAAGGTGGATGAGCTGCTTAGCAAGCAGGGCGAACTCTCTGCGCGCCTGCAGGAAGCTGAGCAGAAGCTGGTCAACGCCAGCAATGGCGGCCGCAATCAGGCTGAGCGGCAGAAGTCTGCCGGCGAGCTGGTAGTCGGCAGCGACCAGATGGAAGGCGTTAACGCATCCTTCCGTGGTTCCCGTCGCGTGTCCGTTCCGCGCGCAGCCATCACCTCCGCCCCGGCTTCTGGTGGCGCCCTGGTCGGCGCTGACCGTCGCCCGGAAATCATCATGCCGCCGGAGCGTCGCCTGACCATCCGCGACCTTATCGCGCCCGGGACCACCGATAGCAACGCCATCGAGTACGTCCGCGAAACCGGCTTCACCAACAACGCCGCCGCGGTCGCTGAGGGTGGCGCCAAGCCGTACTCGGATCTGGTATTCGAGCTGGTCAACGCGCCGGTTCGCACCCTGGCTCACCTGTTCAAGGCAAGTCGCCAGATCCTCGACGACTCGTCCGCGCTGCAGAGCTACATCGATGCCCGCGCGCGCTACGGCCTGCTCACCGTCGAGGAGCAGCAGCTCCTGTACGGAAACGGCACTGGCGCGAACCTGCAGGGCCTGATGACTCTGGCAGAGACCTATGCGGCTCCTGGCGGAATCGTGGTGACCGGCGAGCAGCGCATCGACCGCCTGCGCCTGGCGCTGCTGCAGGCCGAACTATCCGAGTTCCCGGCTGACGGCATCGTCCTCAACCCGATCGACTGGGCTGCCATCGAGTTGACCAAGGACGGCGAAGGTCGCTACATCGTCGGCCAGCCGCAGGAAGGCACCGCTGCCCGCCTGTGGAATCGTCCGGTCGTGGCTACCCAAGCCATGCAGCAGGACGAGTTCCTGACCGGTGCGTTCCGTCTCGGCGCTCAGATCTTCGACCGCATGGACGTCGAGATCCTGATCTCCACCGAGAACGACAAGGACTTCGAGAACAACATGGTGACCATCCGCGCCGAAGAGCGCCTGGCGTTCGCCGTGTATCGCCCGGAGGCCTTCGTGACTGGTGCTCTGACCGTCACTCCGTAAGCCACCAGGGGCGCCCCGCTTGGGGCGCCTTTAAGGAGGATGATTCATGGCTCGTCCAAGAAAGGTCGCCCCTGTGACCGACTCTTCCAGCGAAACGGCTAAAGCCGTCGCAAGCCCCGAGACAAATCCCTCGGAGGTCACCATCTACCCGCTGCGCTCCTACATGGATGCCGGCGAGATCAAACGTCGCGGCGGGCCAGGTTATACGGTCCCGAAGCGACACGCCGACGCTCTGATTGCTCAGCGCGTGGCAAGCACCACGAAGCCTGACGGCGACAAGTAAGGAGTCATCCCATGCCTATGCCGACTCTCGCAGACCTGAAAACGCACCTGCGTATTCGGCACACGCAGGAAGATGACGACCTGCAGATGAAGCTGGACGCGGCAATTGACCATGCAAGCCAATTCATCGGTCGCCAGGTTCCATGGGCAGACGATGACGGCGCTGCGGTCGAAGTTCCGCACAGCGTGCGGCTGGCGATCCTGATCATCGCTGCAGAGCTGTACGCCAACCGCGAGGAGGCAGTCGTCGGAACCAGCTACACCAAGATCCCGAAAGCAGAAAACATGCTGCACTTCTACCGAGTGGGGCTTGGGGTATGAGAGCCGGAAGACTCGACACGCCGGCCGACCTGCTGAGGCTGGACGCGGATGTGCGACCATGCGTATTGGATTGGCTTTGGATCGGCATCAGGGCCAAGGACGCCGGCGACGTTCGGGCGCCATCCGATTTGCGCAATCCTGGAAAGGTGGAAGTGCGGGCATGGTGGGATGATCGCCTGCAGATCGGACGATATCTCCGCGCAGGTGGCAGGCTGCTGCTGATCGATAGCGTGCGAGACGTTGCGGGTGATCGCGCCGAGGCCGTTATCACCTGTAGCGAGCTGGTAGGACTTGCTGGCGAGTACCGCCCGCAGGGCGGCATCCCGCTTTCATGTCGGGTTCACCTGACTCATGAAGCGCCGTATCGCGATGAAATGGGGCAGGTGACCGATTATCGAACCAAGGCTGAGGTTGCCCTGATTGAGGTTGGCCGGCCTCAAGTCGACGACCAGCTGGTCATCGATGGCGCGCGGTACTCCGTGATTGCTTATGCCGATGAGACGGACGACGGTGTCGTTCGAGGCCTCTGGCTGGAGAGGGTCTGATGCAGGTATCAATCAAGGTGTCCGGCATCGAAATGGCCCAGGCAAGGCTCGCCGAGGTGAGTCGAAAAATTGATCCTGTGCTTCGGGGCGCGCTGAATACGACAGCGAACAAGGCCCGTACCGTGCGCTACGTGAACCCTCTGCGCGGCTCGCTGATGCCTGTATTCAGTCGTCGCGCGCTGCGCGTCAAGCGGGCACGCGGACGGCTCACCAACGCCCGGATCATTCCGTCTAGTTCTGGCGTTCCAGTAACTCGGTACCTTGGATGGGGCTACAGCAAGATCAGCGCGACTCGCGCCCGCATTTGGGTTAAGGGGCCGAACGGGCACAAGGTCGCGGCCGGATTCGTTAACCCGTCCAGCTTCAGCCGAATGCCTTGGAGTACGCGCATCAAAGTGCGTGGCGCGCCGAAAGGATTCTTGTCGCCTGCGCTTGGCCCATCCGTGGCGTACTGGTTCAAGCAGCTCACAGACAACCAAACGATCCGATGGACGAACATCTTCCTGCAGCAGGAGTTCGAGAAGCGGATCAGGCAAGAGATCGCCAAGGGGGCGCGATGACAAGAGGTACAGAGCTCTCTGATGAGATTCTGAGGCGCCTTGAGGCTATCAGCCCGGCCAATGACTATCACACCAAAGTCGAGCGTGTTTATGGCTTTGGTGAGCGCAAGCCGGACAAGGCGCCGATGCCGTACATCCTGGCTCGTATAGCAAGCGACGAGATCGAGGAGACGGTAGGGACAACCGCATCCCGAGCGGCTCGCTACGAGATCGAAGGGGTTATGCCAAGGTCTGCATCGCTACAGGATCTGCAGCTGCTGCACCACGACATTCTCAAGACGCTTGGCACAGGCCAGCTCCCGCATGTTCGTCCCCTTAAGAGCGGATGGCCTTTTGAAGAGGCCGCCGAGTATGAGCCAGACATTGAGGGCAGCACGACGCGCAGCGTAACCAGCTCGATAACCATCCGGTACGTCGAGAAATACTGACCAGAACACCAACCCATCAACCCGCCATGAGCGGGTTTTTTTTCACCCGGAGAAAACTCGCATGGCCAACTACGCATACATGGGCAAGGGCATCGTAAAGCTCGCCCCCGAAGGCGGCGGCACCGCGCGCGACGTGGGCAACGTGTCCGCGCTCAACTTCAACATCAACGAGAACATCATCAAGCTGCCGAACTATCGGACAGCTGGCGGCGGCACCTATGCGCAGGTGAACCGTATCGAGTCGGTCGAATTCACGGCCACGCTGCACGACCTGAGCCCGGAAAACCTGGCGATGGTGTTGTTCGGTACTTCGACGGTCGTGGGCAACACGGCCACCATCGAGGCGCTGACTACTGGCGCGCAGACCTTCGAGATGGTCTTCAACGGCGTCAACGAGGCCGCCACCGGCAAGACCGTGACGGTAACCGTGCATCGCGCGAAGATCGGCGCCGCTCAAGGCCTCGGCTTCATCGGCGACGAGTTCGCTGCGCTGGAGATCACCGGAGAAGTGCTAATCGACACTGACATCACAGACGCCGGCCTGTCGCAGTTCTTCAAGGTAGAGATGGACACCATCGCCTAAGCGCCCGAGTCCAAGCCCATCGGATCGGTGGGCTTTGGCGCGTGCGTTTTCAATCTTGCGTTGGTGATTTTTTTCGAGTGCGGGTGATTCGTTTCGATGCGGGACGTAGCTTGTCTGTTTCGGTGACCTTGCTGGGGATTTTTTGATGCAGCGACTCTACGGCCAAATTGCGCTGCTCCAGACGTAGGGATGCGATCTCGCGGGCTCTCTGCTCGATCTCCTGTGCAACTTTGGCTTGCAGGTCGGCCAATATCTCAACCATGCCCGGCATTGCCTTCTCGCGGATCTGATCCAGTCGCGCGGCGCGCTCGGCTGCGCTTTCGGCTGGCGTGAACGTGGATTCAAGGCGGGCGATGATCTCGGCATGCAGAGAGCGCGACCCCTGCTTCGCGGCCTGCTCCAGGCGTTCCCTCAGGTCTGAAGGCATGCGGATTGGGTAGGGGCTTATCGAATGGCGGTCTGTCATGGGCTGGCTCTGACTAAGTACGCAGTGAGTATGCGAAAAGAATCAGTTTGACTCAATGAATCCACTTGACTCATTGCCTTGATGAGTTAATATGAGTCCACGGTCGAGAGAAAGGAGGGCCTTATGAAGGAAGCACAGCGCGTCAATCCATTTCCGCTGCGGCTTGGACAGCCAGTTCGGGAGCGAGCCAAAGACGAGGCGAGCAAATACCGGCGCAGCCTTAACACTGAGCTGAGCTTGCTTATCGAGGAGGGCTTCAAGTGGCGGGAAATGCAGAGCAAGCAGGCGGTAGCCTAAAACGAAGAAGCCCCAGCGTGCAGGCCAGGGCTTCAGATGCGAACACATTTGGAAGGGAACGCGAGATGAATAATAGCACAGATGTATCTGTTGTCACCCCAGAGACAATTCCAGTGATCGCTCATTCCGGGCGACCGGTCGTAACAACGGCGCTGCTAGCAAGGCTATACGGAACAGAGGCGAAGCGAATTCAGAACAACTACATGCGGAACGCTGATCGCTTCGAGCAAGGCAAGCACTTCTTCAAGCTTGAAGGTAAAGAGCTGGCAAATTTGCGGCCCTCTTTGGGAGGGTCACAGATTTCGGCAAAAGCGCGCAGCCTGATGTTGTGGACCGAGCGGGGAGCGGCGCGCCACGCAAAAATGCTTGAGACGAACGAGGCGTGGGACGTATTCGAGAAAATGGAGGATTGCTACTTTGCTAAGGCTGAGCCGGAAACTCCTTTGCTGCAACACTCCGGCCTGACCCCAGCCCAGCAGCGCCATGTTCAAAACCGAGTTTCCGAGCTGGCGTGCGGTGATCGAATGAAGTACGCCACGATCTACCGCAGCATCAAGGACCGATTCATGGTCGGCTCCTACAAGGATGTGCCAGAGTCTGAATATCCGGCGCTATGCATGATGCTGATGTGCGATCCGCTGGAAGGCGAATGGATCGCAAGCGGAAAGAGCAAGGGTATGCAGTTGTCGGAGCGTGAAGTGCAGGCGCTCTACCTGATGATGAGTCACTACCACTTCGCCATGGAGTGGGCGATGAAGTCGGGAATCTACGCCATTGCGCGCATGACAGATTCGAGGCCGCTCTCGAATTTCAATGAGCACTTTTCAGAGATTGGCATGGGCTTCCGAACCCTGGACGAGCGCCGCGATGAGATTTATCGCATCTACAGCCAGCGTGGAGCGGGAGGCGGCTACGCAATGCAGGCCGCGAGTTAGCTATCAGCTTCAGCCAGAACCCAGCCATGTGCTGGGTTTTGGCTCTGCCGTCGTGGTAGATTTCCCTCATCAATGGGAGGGAACCTTATGCAGTGCCCGAAATGCAAATATGAGCCGACTATGTCGGAGATTCAGGCAAGTCCTGATAAGTGTCCGCGCTGCGACGTCTACTACAGCAAGATCGGTGCTGAGCATGCGGCGGCTAAGGCCAGAAAACCAACTTTGGGCAGCGCTCGAAAGATCGTGCCATTGCTGCTTCTTTTGGTTGCCATTGGCGGGGGCGCCACCGGATGGATCAAGTATCAAGCACGCCAGGCGGCTCTTAAGGACATTGAGTCCCAAGTTCGACTGGCATCTGCGTACGTCGACCAGATGGTGTCGTCTGCGGATGGAGCCCAAGCGATTACCTTTCGTGAAATCTTTGCGAACGCGGACCGCTATGTTTCTGAAATCGATGCGGCTCTCGTTAAGGTTAGTATCGTTGAGCCAAAGATTGCCGAAGTGGAGCCAGCGCAGCGGTACATGAGAGACGGCCAAGAGATGATTCGAAACATCTCGGGGCAGGCTAGGGCAGTATTAGAATTCAGTAACGCCAAAGACAAAGAGAAACGAGGCGAAGAACAGTCGAGGTCGTCGAATTCATACATTCGCGATCAGGCTACTGAGACAAGATTAGAAGCCTATGATGAGCAGCTGAAAGCGCTCGACTCGATGAAGGAGCGCAAGGCTGCTATCAAGAAAGTCGCGGAAAACCTAATGGGCGCACAAAAAGAACTAGAGGCCTTTAATCAAACGGCGTTTATCCGCCCTGGATTAGTAGAAAAAATAGTGCAGGCCGAATAACCCGCATATCAACCAAGACCCGCTTCGGCGGGTTTTTTATTGCCCCAAGGAAAAGTCATGTCAGACCTGCAAATCCTGTTTCCTGAGCCGGTCACCGTCGAGGTGATGGGGCGTGACGTGCAGATCCTGCCGGTGAAGCTGCGCCACTTCGAGCGCTACGGAAAGTCGGCCGGCGCATTGGTCGAGCTGTTCAGCCAGGCCAGCGTGCAGCAGATCAACCGCTATGCCGCCACGCACAGCCGCGAACTGCGTCAGGTGCTTCTGGCAACGACCAGCCTGAAGCGCTGGCAGCTGTGGTTCCTGCCAGCGACTGTCTCGGTGCAGTTGTTCGTCGAGGTGGTGCGGGTCAATTCAAGTTTTTTCGGCGAAGCCCTGCCGGCAATGGTAAGGGCGCTGAGTGGGGCTCCGTCGTCCAGCGACTGATTGGCGGCGGCCATGCCTTGGCTGACGTGCAGGAATACAGCCTGCGGCAGATCGAGACATTCCTGGCCGCGATCGATCAGGAAGACCGTGCAGCTAACCGGGTCGCGCTGATCGCCGCGCGTGCGGCCAATGCCAAGCCCGAAGATTTCAAACGCTTGCTTAAGGAGTTCGCCTAAATGGCCCAGGTCAAGACCCAGCTGGTCATCGACGGCAAGAACAACTCGAAGAAGGCGTTCGATGAAGTAAACAGCCAGCTCAACAGCATGAACAAGCAGCTGGCCACGGCTGGTAAGGCGCTGATCGGCGTCTTCTCCGTGTCTGCACTGACTGGGGCCGTGCGCGGCATTGCGAATGCTGCCGATAGTTACAACCTGATGAACGCTCGCCTGAAGTTGGCGACCGAATCGCAAGAAGAGTTCAACACCGCACAGACTGAGCTTCGCCGGATCGCTGTGGCAACTCAGACCCCGCTGGAGTCTCTGGCAACGCTGTACCAGCGCATCAGCAGGCCGTTGAAAGAGGCTGGGCGTAGCCAAAAGGACATTCTTGCGGTAACCGAGGCTGTTTCTACGTCGTTCCGTGTCTCTGGTGCGAGCGCTCAGGAAGCCGAAAACGGCGTGATTCAGTTTGCCCAGGCGCTGGGTGCCGGAGCGCTGCGCGGTGACGAGTTCAACTCGGTCGCAGAGCAGGCGCCGCGTCTCATGCAGGCGCTGGCCGACTCGCTGAACGTGCCGATCGGCTCACTGAAGGAGATGGCCGCGCAGGGCTTGCTGACCGCTGACGTCGTGACTTCCGCCCTCGTTGACCAGCTTGACGTGCTGCGCGCAGAGGCGGAGAGCCTGCCGGAAACCGTTGGCGGCGCCATGACGGCTCTCTCTGATCGCTGGAATGAGGCGGTCGGAAAGGCAAACGTCAAGCCATTGATCGACGCCATCAACGGTCTAGGGGAAACACTGAGCGACCCGGCCGTTGTCGACAACCTCGTAAAACTGGCTTCGGCGCTTGCGACCCTCGCGGGGACTGCCGTCGAGGGCGCTTCTGAGTTCGTTGACCTTGGCAAGCGAATTGCCTTCGTGGCTGCCAATGCCTCAGGAATGGTCACCGAGCTGGACAAGGTTGACCAGCAGATCGCCGACCTGGACCGCAGCTTGAAGGGCACTGGCCTCAGCACGACGATTGACGGGCTCCTGTTCTCTAAGGAAGAGCTTCAGGCGAAGAAGGACGCGCTCGTTGCTTTCCGAGCTGCCATCGTCGAGCAGCAGAGCGGCCTCAATGCTGAACTGCAGTTCCTCTCTGATGTTGCAGCCGCTGCTGCACAAGCCGCCCGCGAGAAGGAGGTCAGCGAGCGCAACCAGTACATTGCGGAACTGAAGACTCAGCAAGACCGCATGATCAAAGCATCCGAGCAGGGTGTGAAAGCGCTGATCGCTGCCGAGAAGAAGGCCAACAGCGAGCTGGAAAAGGTCCGCAACGCTCGACTGGATATCGAGAAGCGCTACCAAGACGCTATTGCCGGCATGAACGCTGGCGGCGAGGCCTCATATGGCGCCGCTCAGGCGCTGAAGGTTGGGGCGCGGCAGGCTCTGCAAGCAGGTGATGTTGAAGGAGCACAGGCGAAGGCACAAGCCGCTCTCAAGATGCTTCAGGACTTGCAGGCGGCCGGCGCCAACACCTACGGATTCGCCGGGTTTATCGGCGAGCTTCGCGACATCGAACTGGCCGCCAATGACATTGAGCAGAGCCGTGCCGAGCAGAAGATCGCTGACATCAAGCAGGAGATGCTTAACCTCAAGTCCGCCGCAGCGGAGCTGGAGGACATGCCCGTCAGCGTGAAGATGGACGACGCCGCGCTTCAAGCTGTGCAGGCCCAGCTCGACAAGCTGGCCAGCAAAGAGATCATCATCAAGGTCGGCGCGCAGTACGACTTCAGTCAGCCCTACACACTGCAAGATCCCGGCCCGGCACCGCAGAAGTTCGCCTCGGGTGGCCTCATTCGTGGCCCTGGCACAGGCACCAGCGACAGCATCCCGGCGCTGCTCTCCAATGGCGAGTACGTCATCCGGGCGGCGGCCGTGCGCAAGCTGGGCAAGAACGCGCTCGACCTGCTCAACCGTGGCATCCCGATCCCTCGGTTTGCTGACGGAGGCATGGTCGGCACTGTCGCCAGTCTGGACACCAGCCCGCGCAATCTCGGATCGCTGGATATAAACCTCGGCGGCGACGTGTTCCAAGTGTTCGCTGACTCAGGTCAAGCAGATGGCATTCGCCTGGCCGCCAAGAAGTTCGGCCGCACTCACCGGAGTTAACCATGCCACAACCTCAAATCATGCTCGGCGGCGTGCCGATCGTGCTGCACGCTGGCGCGCCGATTTTGAGCGAGGAGCCCATCGGCGGCGAAACGTCGCTGCGGATGAGTGACGGCGCGCTGGTATCGATGACGCATTGGGAGCGGGTGTCCGGGACGATCAGCGGGAATGGCTGGATGCCCCCAGGGCTTCACGGTCTCGATTACAGCCAGCCGCTGGAGCTGCGATCCACCAAAGTGCAGAGCGTGACCGGCACCGGCCTGGCACACACGCTGCGCGGAACGCCGCGGCCAGATGTTGCGCCGTGGGCTCAGGCGCTGGTCGGTGACGATTGGGTCAATACGGCCTGCAGTGTCACCGATGGCGTCGCTACCGTGACGGCCGTCGCCGGCGCTGCGCTCTACCGCGTCTGCTGGATGCCCATCTACAGCGTGAAGGCCAAGCGGCCGTCAGAAACGCAAGATTCAGGATCCGCCAGCCATAGCTGGTCCATCACCTGGGAAGAAACCTAAATGCTCAACGCCTCGCCACTCAACGCCGTGCCGCTGAATGGCGTGACTGGCGCCGCTGTAGAGCCGGAGTACATCGTCCGCGGGCAGTCGTTCGTGTGGGCGCTGCGCGTGTTGGTTGACGGCGTGAACCGCACGGCGCAGCTGACAGGAACCGTCACCGTCGACCGGGAAGAGGGCGCGGCTGGCATTGCTGTCTTCGATCTCTACATTGCGCCAGGCGTTGCCGTTGTGCCGCCAGACTGGAAGGGCAGGCCGGTATCGATCGACTACATCAGCACGAGCCAGGGCGCGACGACCGAGGCGCGCCGTTACACAGGCCAGATCAGCATCGCAAACTGGAATCCGGTCAGCCGGGTGCTGACGTGCGAATGCTCGGACCAGCTGCAGCAGCGCGTCGAAGGCATGACTGTTGCGGCGATTGATTCACTGGTCGGCGGCTACTGGTCGGCGGATGTGTTCGAGGAAGTTGATGGGCGCAGCCATTGGGACTATGCCCGAGAGCGGTTGAGCACCAGGCCGGTAAGCCTGGACTGCTCGCCAACTGGCGATCTGCGGGTCACCAGCTGGTATGCCGTTTCGCCGCATTTCGTCTACGGGCCTGGGACCACGCTCTATCAGACCATTGACCTGCAGCAGTCCGACCTGTCGCGCACTACGAATCGCGTCGAGATCGAATTCGGTTATCGCTACAACCGGCTGTGGCAGCTGAACGAGCGCTATGTCTGGCGCCACCCTGGTACATTGGGGCTGGATGGGATGGCCGGCTTCTGCCAATGGCGCACCGACCCAACCGAGCTGCCGCAGATTGGCATGGTTGAGGACGCGGCCTCGGGCAGTGGGCAGACGGTGCTCAACCCGGACTATTACCGGCTGCCGCTGACCATGGCCGACCCATGTGGCACAGGTGTCGGTTGGACCAACGTCTACGACGACCTCTTGCTCGGCGTGACATGGACCGGCGCGCGGCGCTGGGTGCAGACCGTGACCGAGACGTACAGCCTCACGCTGGCCACCGCAGCCGGCGAGGCCGAGGCCACCAGGATCGTGCAGCGCTCGTCGGCAACGGTTAACGTCGAGAGCGATATGGCTGAGGCCTGGACCGAAGGACCGATTGACGGTTCCGGCGGGGCATTCGACATCCCGAACGACGCCCGCCGCAATGCGGCCATGGTTGTGTCGCTTCGCATGGGGCAGGTCGAGATCATCGGCGCGCACCGCGAAACAACGGTGTCGTGGCAAGTGCCGACCAGCATGGCGCTGGGCGTAGACCTGGTGCACACGCTGCAGGTCGCCGATCAGGGCGTAACCGCAAGCGGCAAGTGCCGGCGCATCGTCGACAGCTTCGACCTCGGCTCTGGCTCTGCCGTTACCACGATCAGCATCGCCATCATGCGTGGCGGCGGGGTGAGCGATCCTCTCACGCTGCCAGGCCGGCTTGGCGAGGGACAGATCGGCGAGGGCGAGGGCAATGTGTTCTACACGCCTCTGCCAACCCAGCTCGGCGGCCGAACGGGCATCCCGCCCTACGACGATGAACTGGATGGGTTCGCCGGCAACTACAGCCAGAACAATCCGAACGCCGAGCAATTCCCGCGTCGGATGATTGCTAGCGCCGCGGAGATACCTGCGACTCAACGCGACGAACAATTGCTAGATGCCGCCGTGCTGTATCGCGTCGGCATCCCCAACGATCTGCTGGAGCTATGACCATGACCAATGAGGAACGGCGCCGCGCCTCCGGTGCGGCCATGGAAGCGAGCCGCCGCGGAAGTGGTGCCGCGATGGAGGCAAGCCGGACGGGTAAGAGCGTGGCCGACGACATCCAGTCCCTGGTTCAGCCGCCGCGGCAGGCCAAGCCACTTCCTCGCATCGATCCTGTAGGTGCGCTGCCTGCCTCGCAAGGGCGTGGCGTATACAAGGCGCCATCCGGTGGCGGCGGCATCGCCAGCCCTTTGACCGAGCAGCCCGACACCCGCGAGTATTTCGACCCAGTGACCATGCCGTCCTCGGACGGGCTGCTCTGGGCGCAGTGGCGCCCGGTCAAGCGCCTGGTCATGAAGGACGCCAACGATAACGACGTGACGATGGAGTTCCTCGATGTCACTCCCCCCGCGTGAGGCGCCGCTGGTCTACGGCTGGCCGTGGCACGGCAAGATCCGGCAGGACCCCAGCCAGACCGCGCGCCAGGTTGGCACCCTGCTGTTGCCCAGTGGAGCGACGATGGAGGTGGAGTGGTTCGCCACCAGTACACACCTGTTCGATCCAGGTATGCCAGCGGTGGGTCTGCCGGCAGAGGGCGATCGCGAGTTGTGGTCCCGGGGCATTCGGCGGGGCGGCAACGAGCGCGGCGACACTTGGTTTTGGGATGGCCGACGCGGCAACTTCATCGGGTGTGTGGTCGCTGGACGACATTGGCAAGACCAACTGACCATGAGCATCACGGGGGCGTCGATCCGGATTTACGTTCAGCGCAAAGAGCCGCCCTATGGCCGCTATGGAGAAACCTATCTGCCCCTAGTCACCGTCCTGGGCATGCCGGCCGGCACCAATGTCAGCAACGCCAGCGTCCAGGTCATCGGCTGGGGGCCCGCCGGCGACCGCGCGCTGGTCAAGGTCTACCTGCATTTCACGCAGTTCCGCGGCCCTCACGGGCTGTGCGGCATCCTCGAGGTGCGCTATGACCCGGTGGCCGAAACCACGCAGGTCGTCGTTCTCGCCGATTACCAGCAGTGTTACGCCGGGCAGGTCCTCTCCCGGCAGGACTCGCAGGCGCCCGAGCGCTACACCCGCTGGCGGACGACGGATGGCAGCGACCTCGTGCTACCGGCTGGGCAGGACCCGGGGCCGGGCTACGACCCCCTCTACGACCAGCTGTGGACCTGGGCGGTGGGCACCTACCACGCGCAGGTGAGCTACGAGTTCGTCGTCCATGCCTGGTACAGCCCGGCGGGCGAGGTTGCACTGGTGACGGCTGGGATCGATCAGACCCTGACCGAGGTGGGTACAGGGGAAAACGAGGGGGGATCCTCGACCGCCGAGGCCACCTACTCCCTCAACGGCACGCCCCTCGTGACCACCCGGTTGGAGAGGACCACGGTGTTCCTGGGCGACCAGTTCGGCCAGAGGCAACTCGAGGCGCAGCAGACGGGGACCCTTTACGTCGATGGGGTGCAGGAGGCCGTCTCGCAATGGGTGAATTACGACACCCGGTACGACCGGCCGATCCCGCTCAGCATCTACTCGGACCAGCGAAACGCCGACATGCTCGACTACGGCGAGATCAGGTCCCAAGACCTGTATTCCGACGTGGCCGAGAACGCCGTCAAGGTCATGGTCAACCCCTGCCGGGCGGTCTCCAACAACGTGCTGGGCTGCATCGTCTATTTCGTGCGAGGGCTCCGTGTGCTGAATGGGCACCCCCGGCTGTGGGGCGAGGGCGCCACCGGCTGGTCGCAGGTCGGCCCACTGATCCACCCCTCCGGCGCAGACGGCGCGGTTAAGCGCTACCTCAACCCCCACTTGGCGCCGGCCGCCGACACCTACGGCGTCTACTCCGCCTCCTACAATCCGGTCACCGGCGAGCTCGCCCGTGACGACCAGTACAGGTACAGCTGGGTATGAACTTCATCAACAACTGGCGCCAGCCGGTGGCGCTCGCCCTGGGCGCGACTCAGCTCGCGCTGGACCTGCCTGACGGCCAGTACCGGCTCACGCTGGCCGACGCGGCTGACACCCGCTGGGAAATCGTCGACGCCGAGGTCGTTGGTGGCCAGGCCACCCTGACGCGCGCCCGCGAGGGCACGCCTGAGCAGGGCTGGCCCGACGGCAGCCAGATTTATTGCGCGCTGACAGCCGGGCTGCTGACCGACCTCTTCGCGCGGCTGGCTGCGCTGGAGGGCGGGACGGCGCCGGATGGCGCACTTACCGATGCGAGCGGCAATACCCTGACTGATGCCGCCGGCAACACACTGACCATAGGAGCCTGACATGGCCACGACCCAACACATCTACACCGGCGAGGGCGACCCCAACGGGGTTATCACTGATGCCGCGGTGGGATCGCACTACATCGACAACCTCAATGCACAGTTCTACCAGGTGGGGGCCGCCGCCGAGAACGGGTATCCGGCATACTGGGTTCGATTGCAGATAGCCTCCCTGGTGGAGTTTGCGGATATCGTCTCGGCCGAATACGTGGTTTGGCCAGGTGAGCGCCAGGTCTTGCTGACTCAGGCTACCGTCCTCGTGTTCGAGCAGGCCAACTTCAGCGAGCTCTATGCCAGCCAACCCCTGACGTACGAGGACGGCGCCTGGCGCACCGAAACCAGCGGCCCCGCGCTGCTCAAGATACAACGGACCCAAAACGAAGGCGGCTGGCTGGCTGAAATCATCCCGATGCACTTCGGCTCCCTGCCGGTGTGACGCCATTGTTGACTGCCAAGTCCGCTCCGCGCGGGCTTTCTTTTGCCCGGAGCAACCTCATGCAACCCGCCAAACACGATCTGCACATCGTGCAGGGCGCGACCCTGCGCGACACCCTGCGGCTGATGCAGCCGCGCTACGAATATCGGCCTATCACCGCGCTCGGTGGCGCGCCATTGCGCCTCACCGTGGACCACGGGCTGCCGGGCAGCTGGCTGGCATGGGTCGAAGGCGTCAGCAATATGCAGGGTGTCAACCGCTCGCCGCGTGAGCGCCCGCACCGCGTCACCGTGGTCGACGCGGCCACCCTGGAGATCAACGCGCTATCCGCGTTCGGTCTCAACCCAACCGGCGGGCAGCTGATCTACAAGCCCCCGGTAGACCTGACCGGCGCCACGGCGCGCATGCAGATTCGCGAGCAGGTCGGTGGTGCGGTGCTGCTCGAGCTGACCACGGAGAACGACGGCCTGGCCATCACTGGCCCGGGAACGATCACTCGCAGCCTGAGCGCCACCCAAACCGCCGCGCTGGCGTGGACCGATGCCGTCTATGACCTCGAAGTCCAGTACCCCGACGGCACCGTTCAGCGCTACCTGCAAGGAGCCGTCACCGTCAGTCGTGAGGTGACCGTATGAGCACCGTCGCGATCTGCGGTGACCCGGAGGTGCTGGTCATCGAGCACGGCGCCGAATACGCCGTCGGCCTGGAGCCGGACGCCGAGACGGCTGTCGTCATGGCCGGCGAGCAGGGCCCGCCCGGCCCGCCTGGGCCAACCGGCGGCAGCGCCCTGCAACGCACAGCCGGCGAAACCCTCAGCGCCCTGCGTGCGGTGTATGAGCTGGACGGCCTTGTCCGCGCGCTCGACTACCGCGACGCCACCCACATCGACCTGCTGCTCGGCCTCTCGCTCACCGCGGCTCCGGCTGGCGGCCCCGTCAACGTGCAGCGCTCCGGCGTGCTGGAGGACAACAGCTGGAACTGGCTGCCAGGCCGGGTCTACCTCGGCGCCAACGGCAGCCTGACCCAAGCACCGCCCGCAGATGGCTACTGCGTGCTGCTCGGCGCCGCCACTTCCGCAACCCGCATCACCATCAACCTGCAAGACCCCATCGATCTGGAGAACTGAATATGGCCTCTCGCTACATGACCCTCGCCAATGGCGTACGCAAACTCGTCGAGGCGTTGGTCGCCTCGGCTGGCGTGGCCGACGCCGGCAAAATCGTCGCCACCGGCCCGGACGGTAAACTCGACCAGTCGCTGATGCCGCTGGGTATCGGTGCCGACACCGTGTCCGCAGTCGCTTCCGAGGCGATCGGCGCCGGCAAATTCGTGAATTTCCACGACAACGCCGGCACCTTCTCCGTGCGCCTGGCCGACAACAGCAATGGCCGACGCGCCGATGGCTTCGTGACCGAGGCCTTCGCCAGCGCGGCGACCGCGACCGTCTACCCGATGGATGGCGTCAACTCCGCCATGACCGGCCTCACGCCAGGCGCGCGCTACTACCTCGACACGGCCGGCAGCGTAACCGCCACCCCGCTTGATGAAACCGACGCCCTCAATGCCAACAAAATCAGCCAGTACGTCGGCACGGCGAAATCCGCCACCGAACTGGTCACCGATGACAGCGACCCGGTAACTCTCTGATGACAGCCCGCCGACCTCTCGTCCTCGTTGACGGGCAATTCAAACAGCTGCCGGTTGGCGATTCTATCGAGGGGTCGTCAATGTCAGGTGGTCAGTCGGCCAGCCTCGACGGCCCGACCGGCATCTACATCGCCCAGACCGTGCAATTCCAGATCACTGACTACGACGTGTTCAGCGGCTACCTGGTGCAGGTCTCGGCCGGCACCGCCAGCATTGCCGGCAGCACGATCAGTTTCACCGCGCCCATGGAGGCGGGCAGCGTGACGCTGACCGTATTCGCGGGCGACTACCGGCGCGACATCACGCTGGAGATCCTGCCTGATCGCCCCGCGGCCCCGATCATCACATCACCGGAAGCCACCGGCGTCATGGGCAACCCGACGCTATCTACCGGCCCCTTCGCCATGATCGGCCAGAACACTGATACCCACGCTGCAACCGACTGGGAAATCTGGACGGGGGCAGGGCGCACCGGGACGCTGGTCTGGTCCTCGCTGAACAACTCAGCCAGCAAGCTGAGCATCACGCTACCTCAAGACACCCTCGTCGTCGCGACGGACTACCACATGGCGGTTCGGCACATTGGCGCGACGTTTGGCGCTGGCGAGTGGGCAGAGCTGGCGTTTCGTACGGCTGATCAGTTCCTGCCGACCGTGCCCGGCCAGGCGTTTGGCGGCGGGTTCTATGCGGGAAAGATCCGCTACGCCGACGGCGACTACCTCATCATCGTCGCGCCCAAGTCGGCCGAGACCTCGCTTTCTCACAAGACGGCCAACACCGCTACGACCGGCACGTCGAGCTATCACGACGGCTTGGCGAACAGCAACAACATGAACAACGCCACGCATCCGGCGGCCCAGTATTGCCGCGCCTACAACGGTGGCGGCTTTACCGACTGGCACCTGCCAGCCCGCGACCAGTTGGAGCTGTTGTATCGAAACCTCAAGCCTGACACGACGGCGAACATCACGGGCGCGCGAAGCGAATCAGGCAGCTATGGAGATAACGCCAACTCGGTGCCGGTCGGCGCTTCGTATACACCCGGCAGTCCTGCCCAGACAGCGGCCGCAGCGTTCAGGACAGGCGGTGCTGAGGCATTCACAGTGCCCACCTACTACTGGACGTCGACTGAGTACGCTCCCAGCACCAACTACGCCTGGATCCAGCGCTTCAGCGATGGCTTCCAGCTCGGCTTCACCAAGACCAACGCGTATCTGGTGCGCCCCGTCCGCAGATTGAAAATTTAGCCTTTAGCCCTTTAATGCCCGCGCTTGCGCGGGCTAGAGCCTGCAGCTTGCCCATGTCCAAATCGAAGAACCTGCCGATTCGCGCCAGGAGACATGTAAATGCGCTACCTCAAATTCACATATGTTGACGCCGTAACCGGAGTATCAGTAGCCGACAGTCCTGCTAAAAATGGGCCGGCCATGCCGTCAGTCGATGGGCTGCAGTTCGTTTGGGCGCGGGAGAGCCAATACCCCACGTTGACGCCCGAGCTATTCGGCACTTGCCCGGACGCCAGCGACACCGCCAAACCCGGCGTGATGGCGGTGATGACCGAGGCGGATTGGCTGGCCGCACGACAGCGGGAGAATGCTGATCGGCGGACGCTGACCGCCCAGCAAATCGCCGACCGCCGATGGCGGGCCGAGGTGGCCGGTATCGACATTGGCGGCATGCGCATCGATACCGGGCGCGACAGCCAGGCGCTCATCACCGGCGCGACGGTTCAGGCCATGCTTGACCCGAACTACTCGCTGCGCTGGAAGACAGTGGCCGGCTTCGTTGACCTGACGGCTGAGCAGATCATCGCGGTGGCCACGGCAGCGCGGGCACATGTGCAGGCTTGCTTTAGCCGAGAGGCCGAACTGCTCGACGCGCTGGCCGCTGGCACCTTCACGCCGGAAATGCTCGACCAGGGCTGGCCAGCCTAAGCGACCGCGACACCCAGACCCGCTTCGGCGGGTTTTTCTTTGCCTGGAGTTTTCCATGACCCTCTCTGAAATACGGGAGCGAGCCATAGCGCCCGCTCTCGCGCTGCTGCCTGCGCGGATGTCGAGCCGAGAGGCTGAGATTATGTTGCTGGCTATCGGGCTTCAAGAAAGTCGATTCGTCCACCGGCGCCAGATGGGCAATGGTCCTGCCAGATCATTCTGGCAGGGTGAGCTCGGCGGCGGGATGGTGGCCGGTGTTCGCACTCATGAGGCGACCAAGGCCCATGCGGCGGCGCTGTATCGAGCTCGCGGCGTAGCGCCTGACAACCGATCGATCTGGAGCGCCATTGAGCACGACGATGTGCTGGCCGCTGGGCTGGCTCGCCTCCTGCTGTGGAGCGACCCGGGCCGTCTGCCGAGCGAGGATGATGTGGAAGGCGGCTGGAAGCTGTACCTCAAGACGTGGCGCCCTGGCGCATACGATCGCGGCACCGCTGAGCAGCGCGCAGAGCTCCGCGCCAAGTGGGGACGGAACTTCGCCGCGGCGGTGCGCGAGGTGATGCGATGACCGCCTGGCTGAAGTTCGTCCCCGGCTGGGTCTGGCTGCTTGCCCTGGCTGTTGTAGCCGCTGGGCAGCAGATCCGGGTGCTATCGGCGCAGTCTGTAGCCTCGAAGGCACAGGCGGACCTAGCCACCTACCGCACCGAAGTCAGCGAGCGCGACCGTCGCGCCGCTATGGCTGTCATCCAAGAGAATCAGCGGCGCCAGGCCGCGACGGAGAAAGCAGATGCAGAGGCACAGGAACAACTGGCTGCAGCGCGTACTGACGCTGAGCGCGCTGATAGTGCTCTTGAGCGCCTGCAGCAGCGACTCGAAGCAGCTGAGCAACGCAGTCGTGACGCCGGCAATGCCATCACTGCCCAGCTCAGCCAGGCAGCCGAAGACGCCGCCCGAGTGCGAGCCGACGTGTTCGGCAGGGCTGGAGAGGCTGCTCAACTCTATGCTGGAGTCGCCGACGAGCGGGGAATAGCTGGGTCTGCGTGCGAGAAAGCGTATGACGCAGTGAAGGGGAATTAGATTTGCCCGGACGGGCTGAGATAGGGGAAATTCCTTCCCCAAAACGCAAACGTAAGTGTTTGATTCTGTTGGCGCGGGAGATTGCGCAAAAGAGCGGATTTTTTAGCGTGGAAAATGGCCGAAAGCCGCGCGGCACTAGGCGTTGAGCCTGAGCCGTGCGGCGTCCCAGGCTTTGATTCCGTATAGGCACAACCGCTGATCGGGTTCGGACATGGGCGACTCTCCAAGGCTCCTGCAAAACTGGACGGCGGATTATGCCACGGCTTGCCTGCCGATGGTCGCGAAGCACGGGGTCAATGCCGGTATTGCCAGGCCCGTGACCGCGTGGTTGCACGCGGTTCAGCCTCGTCCGGCTGCACCCAGGGCCTGCTCAATGGCCCGCAAGTCCTGCGGGCGAACCACGCGTCCCAGCTCCTGGCCCTTGCTCAGCAGAATCAGCGTAGGCCACAACTTGACCCGGAACGAACGTCCCAGCGGCCGCCCCGGACCATCTTCAATCTTCAGATGGGTGATGCCTGACCGGTCCGCCAGCGCCTTGCCGATCAGCGGTTGGGCGGCGCGGCAGTGGCCGCACCAGGCCGTGCCGAACTCCAGCAGCACGGGGCCTTCCAGCGCGTCCACGTCAGCGCGGCTTGGTTCGATGTTCGCGTAGTGCTCGGTCATTTCCAC